TACCCGTTGCTTGTGGGGAGGGCCGGGGGGGGAGTGGTGCTACGCTAAAGCAAAGAAAAGAGGCTGCCATATTTCCATGCACCACATAAAATTTTCATGCAAACATATAAACCACAATTATATTAACCTTGCTTAGACGGTAGTTTATTGATAGAAATTTACAATAAAGTGAGAAAATAGAAAGACCTGTTTTTAGGCAGGTCTTTGAAGTCGTTAATAGTCGTTAATTGTTAGTAGTTATGGCTAGAATCTTCTTTTCCAGTTTAGATATAAGCTCTTTAGCCGTGAGCTTATGTCCTTTATCGATGCAGGAGTCAATCTCGTATAAAGACGAGATAATTTCTTGGAGTATTTCCATTTTACTATTTAATAACTAAAAACATATTACCAAGAAAAGGAATTATTGTCAAGTAATATCTTAATTATTCTTCTTCTGGAGTATCTTGAATTAGAGATAAATCTATAACACCAAGACCTTCTTTCTCGATGCGTTTAATAGCTGCATTGACATCAGAATAATATTGAAGACCGGTTATTTTAGAGATAGCTTCAGTAGCGCGAAAGATGATGCGAGACCAAGCATCAATCTCGTGTGGGTCGTGTTCTAACTTGAGATAATCAAGACGTTCGTCGGATGACATGGAGTCAACTTTGGACAAATCAGACATTTTATATTGGAGAATTTTAGCTGCATAATTTAATAATTGAGAGTGTACTTTATAGTTTCTGCTAGCGATATCAGAAAGTTCTTGGTCAGCTTTATTAATGTCTGGATTTTTGTGATATTCCTTTTTGTCAGCAACCCAATTGCCTTCTTTAGACCACTTTTCAAGAGTTGGTTTTGGGACACGAGAAAGAACAGAAATAGCTTTTAATGATATTTTAAAATCTTCAATATATTTTTTTCTACACTCTTCTTTGGTCCATCTATTTGAATTTAAACTTTTAAGTTGCATATATCTCCAGTTGCTAAAATTATTATTGCCAAAATAACAACTAATATAGCAAATGATTGCAGATATCCACAAAAGTATTGTAAATCTTATAAAACCCCAGCCCGTTGAAACTGGGGAGCAAACCAAATCATCCAGTAAAACTATAACACTAGTACGCTGTTTATTGAAAGAATTTGTGGCGATCGCACTGCTATAATAAAAATAAGACACCCCCAGCTGTAAAACTGAGAGTGTTAACTACAACATCACTTAAATAACATTATGGCACAGATATTTCAGTTTGAGAACCAACCAATCAGATTTGTAGATGGCAAACCCGTTGCCAATGACGTTGCTTCTGTTTTGGGATACAAAAATCCAGCAGACTCCGTATATCGATTAGTAAAAGACAAAAACAAAGGGGTATGTAAAATCCAGACACCTGGTGGAATTCAGCAAGTAACAGTTCTAGAAGAGGCTGGCATATACCAGCTTATATTTGGTAGTAAGCTACCAAGTGCTGAAAAGTTCCAAGACTGGGTATTTGAACAAGTACTGCCACAAATCAGAAAAACAGGCAGTTTCACCACAAAGCCAAACTTCAAAGAAATCTATGCGGACAGACTGTTAAACAACAAAATAGTCGTCCCCACCGGATATTGGGCGGTATTCAATGAAAGTCACTTTTTGCTACTACATGTTGAAAAAGAGTTGAAACACCCAGTTGATAAATTTGACTTACTAGACGGCTCAGTTGGCACAAGATGGGCAAACCATCGTAAAGATAAACAATGGGCGCTAGACAGCGATGTTGGCACCATCTCTTTTAACGATAAACGCGGCACCCGCTCGATAAGGTGTTACCAATATCCAGAACTCTCTTATTTTCGTTTATTTCTCCAAGATATTTATATCCCTCACTTCTTAGAACAATATCTTGAAGACAATCTTAAACGTAAAGATAACTTGCTTAATCCTGGTAATGACACGCCACTTTTAGGCTAATTAACTCATAGTCTCTCCCCAGAGACTATTTTCATCAAATCACCAACACTACTTGACAAGTCGCAGCGCGGGATAATCTTTCGTTCAAGACGGGTTGTCCCATCTTCCGAAAGACTAAGATTTTTACCAGAGAAGAATTCTTTGTTTCCGGACTCTTGTACACCTCCCCAAAAATTCTCTAACTCTTGTCAAATAAGACTTTTCTCTTATATTATTTTTTTTCTTTGCATTGATATCTGTATATAGAATCGAGATCAACTTTCTTCACTCCCCGAAATCAACTTTCTTACTTTCGGGAAATCAACTTTTCTCACTTTTTATCAAAAATGTTAGTTAATTTGTTCTACTCTGTTATAAAACTCCTTTTTAAATCAATTTTAAGCACTTTGTTTTTTGCAAAATGACAAACAACTCATCAATTCTCTTCCTGGCGAAATTTCCAGGCGATTTAGTATTATTTGTGTATTTAAATCTTTTTGCTAGTCTTAATGCTTTGTCAAGTCTAAACATTCTTGACATTAAAAAACCTCCCACGGGGGAGGTTTTGATTTGTTATCTGTTTAAGATTTGTTTTATTATTCGCCTTCTGTCCTTTAAATTTTTTGGAAGTTTCCAGCTAATTTGATAGTCTTCATCGCTATCAATTAGTTCTTTCAGAGCTGGATATCGAGATTCTACTTCCGCTCTCTGGCGGTTGTAGAAGAGCTGATCGAAATCTAGTAGTGGGCAGTGTTCCCACTCTTCATTGAGTAACTCAATATAGATATCATTATCCAACCAAGCTCGTTGCGTGTTGTGTTGTAATTTCATTGTTTTCTCCTTGTATTAGTTTTCCATCCAGTAGACACATGGAGTGTCATCATCCATGTTGTCATCTGTCAGCATTATTTTGTTTTCCCACAGCAGATTGCGGAATCTGCAATTCATCAGTAATAACGCCTTCGCCTTGGCACGCTGTTGATTGTGGGACAATAACTGCCTTTTTAGCGATCGCACGAAGGCAGCTTTATACGCTGCTGTCTTCTCATTGAAGAAGACGTACTTGCCTTCGGGCGATCGCCTCACCTCCACCGGCACATTGATGCCGTGGAAGTTGAATTTCAATGTCTGTAGTATGTCGTCGTTCATGCTAAAAATTCTCCATTGTTATATCTTGCCAGTTAATCTCAATCTCTGGCAGCTGCTCAACAGGTGCTGAGTCAGCTTCTATTGAGTCTGACAAAGACTCAATTCTCTCCATCTCGTTTTCCAACATGTAATTGTAGTAATCCATTAGTATCTCCTTTGTGCGTTATCATTTATTGCTCCCTCGTAATCTCCTAACTTTAAACGCGCATATCCGCGTCTGATGTAGGAGATTTCATCTCCAGGATTGAGATTCAATGCCTGGGTGTAATCATCTACTGCTCCTTGATAATCTCCTAATCTACACCGCGCAGATGCACGATTGTAGTATAGGCACCACACATTAGGCTTTAATTTAATCGCCTGAGTGTAGTCATCTACTGCTCCTTGATAATCTCCTGACTCACTGCGTGCAAGTCCAATTCTGTTATAGTCCATCCAATTCATCATGTTTTATTGCCCACCCCTTGGGTGGGCATTGTGCTATTTATTGAACTCTTCCCATTTGTCAGAGATGAAGTTAGACGCGATTTCTCTAACTTCTATGTACCACTGAGGAGCTGAGTCCTCAGTTTCGATATCCCATTTTTCGGAAGATGGATAGTGCAAGTCCACCTCTTCGCTTCCCAACACAGGAGTGTTATCCTCCCATGCGAAGGATAATTCGAATCCATGCTTTCGCACTTTTTTACTTCCTTCATTATTTGACAACCATTTCTCAAAGTGGTTGTCTTTTTCTGAGTGGTATTGTTCCAAGCAGTAATCTATAAACTCTGTCTTCATTGTCTTTGTCTCCTGTTCTTTGTTTTTGTTTTCCATACTTTTAATATAAACCACTTTATTTTATCTGTCAAGTGTTTTATAAAAAAAGTTTTTTTGCTAGAAAATCCTGTGATATCAATGGTTTTGGCTATTCTGTGTCCACCTCCCCAAAATATCTTTTTAATTTTCCAATATTTTCTCTATCTACTCTAGCTTTGTTTAATCCCGCTCCATCTACTATCACTCCGTCTAAACTCGCTCCTCTTAAATCTGCTCCATGTAAACAGGCTCCTGTTAAGTCAGCATTTGTTAAGTCCGCATACACCAGATTTGCTCCGGCTAGATTTGTTCCTGTCAAGTCGGCTCCCACCAGCTTGGCAAATCTCAAGTCAGTAAACTTGAACGACGCAAATGACGCGTCTACTCCACTCAAGTTCGCTCCTCTCAGCTCTCCACATGCAAAGCTGCTGTTAGACAAGTCCTTTCCACTTAAATCTTGTCCAACAAAGTCTTCTCCAAAATAATCTTGATTGTTCATGTTGCCTCTCTGTTTATGCGGTGTTGACATTAAAAAACCTGGAAATCGTCCAGGTGCGTTGTCATTGCTTAGATTGATATCACTTCTCCCCGGTTGGGGCCACTCATAATGGTGGCTCTCCCTGGCACGGGAGAATATTTCGACACCTTTGCACAATCCTGCCAACGGGTGTCTGTACATCCGACTACAGCAGCATCCAAAAAGCCAGCGTAGTCGAGAATGTCTCCTAATTCATTTACAAACTCAACAATGAGAACTTCATCGTTGACGTTGTTGATTTGTTCTCCGATGAACTTGTGGCAGTCATCGGAGGAACGTAAATCTAAACTAGATGGCACTGTGATTTTATAATGCATGTTTCCTCCTAGTGGTAGCAGTCGTCAATGTCCAGATTTGCGTCTGGAACGTAACGGACTTCTGGATGACTCCAGATCAGCCCCTTGTGCTGTTGCCAGAAGTTAGCGACGTTAAAGCCGCTTCCTCTCTCTGGAACAACATCAAACTCCAACTCCCATGGAGTTGGTTTTATCGCCACAGCATGGTAAATGTGTTGGCAAGTTTTCCATCTTAACTTTCCAACATGCTCCATCGCTGGAGCAGCAAAAAAAGCTTTTTCATCACTGACTTCTACTTGCTCGAAGTCATCACCTTCGCTAGCGGCAGCACGAGCAAACAGCTCGTGCCATTCGTTTTCCATATAGGTGTACTCCATTTGTTCGTAAAATCTCATAACTATCTCCTTCAACTACTCCTTTATCATAAACTGCTTTTATTTTACCGTCAAGTAGTTTAGAGAAAAAAGTTTTGGATACAAAAGTGCTTTACAGCTAATCCAAATTACAACTTTTAACTCTTAAACTTCTTGTCAAATCAACAAAAAGTGCTTTATAGCAAAACTTAACACATCAGACAAGAAGTCTCTAGCGCCAAATCTAAAATTCGTATAAGCTGCTAAAGCAATTATCTGTCCTCTATGTGGGGAGAGTTCTTGTGATAGCATTTATTGATAAACGGCTTTTGTTTTGGCAATATTGTATATATACAATTGGTGAAATTATGGCTAATTTAGGTGAATTAATAGTTCAATTATCCTTAGACTCTGATAAGTTTGAGCAAACATTAGCTAATGCTAAAAAATCTGTTCAGTCGTCAGTTAAAGAGATTGAGCAAAACTTAAAATTTAAAAAAATTTCTATTAAAGTTGATGACTCTGCTTTAAATAAATTAAATAAGCATTTAGACAAAAAGAAAGAACATATCGACAATCTTAACAAGCATCTAAAACAAACTCCCTTAACCGTATTTGTAAATGACAAAGCATTAACAGATTTAAGTTATAAATTAGCTGGGTTAAAAAGACAAAAAAATACAATACAAGTTGATTTAATCGTTAAAGAAAGTAAAACAACTAAAAGTAGTCAAAAATTATCTACTGGGACAAGTAGTAAGACGGATGGTAAAGAGACTGGACATCAATTTTTAGAGGGCGTAAAAACTGGAATTAATACAATTGATGATGTTGGTAAGATAGCAGGTAAAAAACTAAAAAAAGCAGTTGAAACAGAGCTTGGTATACGTTCACCTGCAACATCTGGAATTGATGCAGGTAAAAAATATGTTGAAGGGGTAGAAATAGGGATACAAAACGAATTACCCAGAATCAAAAAAGCAGGTAAAAAAATTAAAGAAATTTTAGCAAAAGAGGTTTCTTTAGAAACAGTTGCTTCGACTGAAATTGTTAATCAATCGTCAACTCCAAAGACAAAAACTTCTAAAACAAAAAACACTAAAAACTCTGCGGTTGCGTCAGCTTTTCAGAGTCCAAATAATGTAATTCAACAAATTGAAACTCTTAAAAAAGAGCAGCAAGAGTATTTTAACCAAATACAGTTACAAACTATTTCTATTGAACAATATAATGCTTTTATTGGACAATTACATAAAGAACTAGATAGCCTAAAAACATTTGCTACAGCTGAACAAAAAACTAAAATAACAGCAGCCAAGAGCCAATTTACAAAATCAAAGACTAAAGCTAAAAACATCTCTCAGCCTTCGCAAACACAAACTCTTAATAAAAAAACTAATCCATTATCTAGTTCTAGTGCTATTCTCGCTCAACAAGAGAAAAATTTAGTAGGCTTTCAAGAAGATGCATTAAAACTGATTGAGTCTAGCGATATGGCAGGCTTTAGCAAGTTAATGGTTAATTACGAAAAACTTGCTAGCAATACTTTTGCTTCTGTTGATAAGTTAGTTAAAAACATAAAATCACCAGAAGAAGCAAACTTAATATCAAAAGTAATTGAAAATTTAAATAGAAAATACAGTGAATCTAAAACATTGCTGCTTCAACGTCTTCAAGTTAAAATAGCTCCTCCGCAACAAGCTAACCAAGACAAAGTACCAAATTCAGGAATTAAAACAGCTGCTTCAAATGTATCTAAAGCAATTGACATAACAGATGATGAAATATTAGCAATTATTGAAGATTTAGACATACAGCTAGGAACAGAAAATTATTTACCTATTTTCCACCTACAAGACAAATTAAACATTAACAGGAAAGAACTAGAGAAAGCTTTATATCGATTGCAAAAAGCAAATAAGATTGATTTAGATTCGCTAAGTGAATATAGTGCTTATACGCCAGAGCAAATTAGTGCAGGGATACCTCAAATTGCGGATGGGCCTTTATTCTTTATACAATCATTACAGAAAAAAGTAGTAGGCTCTGATGATAAATCTGCACAGCCTCCTCTTTCTGAAGCTAAAAAAGTTTTAGAAAACACGATTAGTGACGACGAGGTGCTTGAAACAATCAGAAACTTAGATAAAGAGCTAGGTACAGAAAATTATTTACCTATATTTCATCTTAGAGATAAATTAAAACATATTAGACGGGAAGAGTTAGATGCTGCTTTGTTTCGTTTACAAAAAGCTGATAAACTTGATTTAGGGACTATACAAGAAACAAATCAATATACTGCTGAACAGCTTGATGCAGGAATTCCTGATGATTATATTTATCAATGGTTTTTCTTGATGCAAACAGATAAACCTGTAGGTACAGACGTAGATAACCCTTTAAATACAGATGAAAAAGATTTTCAAAATTTAGAGTTAACTAAACCTAAAAAGGAGAAAAAACCTAAAGCTAAAAAACAGTCTGCAAATACAGGTAAATCCAAAAAGAAAAACCAATCAACAAGTTATGAAGAAATCAAAGAGGATATCTCTGCGGCAGCGGCTGCTAGTCTTAACTTGTCTGAAGAATCTAGCGCTCTATTAGCTGAGTATGAAAAACAATCTAAAGAAATACAAGAAGCTGGTTTAAAATTACTTAAATCTAAAAACTTTTCAGAGTTTAAAAATGTTTTTATAAAATATAAAGAGATATTAAATATTAACATTAATGCTCTTAATGAATTGCAGAATAAAGCTAAGAATATTGGAGCAGCGGCAGAAGAGCTAAACCAGGTAGTTGATGCTATTAACAAGATGCAACAATCTTATAATCAAACATCTGAAACATTAAAAGAAAATTACCAAAAAATTAAACAAGAAAGCGCGGAAACAGTTAAAAAAACAGTGCAACCACCAAAATTAGAAGAGGAAAAAATAGCACAACCACCAAAAAAAAAAAACACGACTACAACTCCTAAAAAAAATAAGCAAGCGGAAGTAGAGCCAACTTACGATCAATTCAAAAAAGATGCTTTAGGCTTATATAGGGAACTTAATCTTGGAGAAGATTTGAGTGATGGCGGTTCTATGTCCATTCATCAGCTTAAAGCAATGCTGCCTAATAAAAGGTATTCTCAAGCGCAAATTGAGAAATATTTATTAGACATGCAAGGTGATGATTATTTTAGGCTATATCAAGACAGCGGTTCTACTCCGCAAGAACAAGAAGCTGCTATTAAGCCTGGTGGTTTTACTAGAACACATTTTTCCTTGGAATCCCAGCATTTAGGGATGCTTAAAAAGAAGTCTTTTGAAGAGATATCTAAAACATCGCAACATTCTTATAACACGTTCAAAAAAGACATTGCAGACTTGTTTACAAAACTAGATACGCAAGGAGATCATCAAGGACTAGTACCTATTTACGAATTAAGAAGGAAGCTAGAAGAAGGAAAATATAGCAGGGAAGAGTTTGACACATTTTTAACAAAAATGATACAAGATGACTACTTCACTGGTATAAGTGCAGAAATGAAAAATAGCTCGTCAGGATTTAAAGGGAAAGATTTTGAGAATATGTCTTCCCCTGATATGATTAGGGATTCATTGAAAGTACAAGGCACCGCAGCGAGAACTGTAGTAAAGGCATCAGATAAGTTTGATGAAATTGCACCACCTGTCGTAACTGCACCACCTGTCGTAACTGCACCACCTATCGTAACTGCACCACCTGTTGTAACTGCACCACCTGTTGTAGCGCCAGTACCTAAAGCAACAGATGAAGCTAAGATAATTAACAAAGAAGCTGCAAAGCTACTTGTCGATTACCAAAAACAATCCGCTATTGCATTAGAAACCGGTTCTAAACTACTTATCTCTAAGGATTTTACTGCTTTTAAAAATGTTTTTATTAACTACAAAAAAATGTCAGAAGAAAATTTAGAAGCACTTAAAAACCTAAAAGAAAAAGCTAAAAGCACTGGAGCAACAGTAGAAGAAATATCTAAAATAGCAAAAATGATAAATAATGCGGAAAAATCTTATGCTGATGTTTCTAACGATTTAAAAAGTACTTATCAAAAAATTAATGAAGATAATAAAAACAATGCTAAAACAATAGCAAAAAGTTCTTCTAAGCCTACTCCTGCTCCCAAGCCTACTCCTGCTCCCAAGCCTGCTCCTGCTCCTAAACCTATTTCCAAAACTGAAATACAACCTACGTACGATCAATTCAAAAAAGATGCTTTAGGTTTATATAGGGAACTCAATATTGGAGAAGATTTAAATGATGGTGGTTCTATGTCCATTCATCAACTTAAAACAATGTTGCCTGATAAAAGGTATTCTCAAGCGCAAATTGAGCAATATTTGTCGGATATGCAAGGTGATGATTATTTTAGATTATATCAAGACAGTGGTGCTACTCCACAAGAACAAGAAGCTGCTATTAAACCCGGTGGCTTTACTAGAACACATTTTTCCCTAGAATCTCAGCATCTAGGAATGCTTAAAAAGAAGTCTTTTGAAGAAATATCTAAAACATCACAACACTCGTATAACACATTTAAAAAAGACATTGCGAATTTATTCACAAAACTAGATACTCAAGGAGATTATCAAGGATTAGTACCTATTTACGAATTAAGAAGAAAACTAGAAGAAGGAAAATATAATAGAGAAGAGTTTGATACATTTCTAACAAAAATGATACAGGACGACTACTTCACTGGTGTAAGTGCAGAAATGAAAAATAGTTCTTCAGGATTTAAGGGGAAAGATTTTGAAAATATGTCCTCTCCTGATATGATTAGGGACTCATTAAAAGTACAAGGCACCACAGCGAGAACTGTAGTAAAAGCATCGGATAAATTTGATGAAATCAAAGTTTCTGACGCAGCAAATCTTAATAATACTGGCAAAGAAGTTGTTAAAGGCATGAAGTCTGGTGTCGCCGACATGGACAAAGTAGGCAAGGAAGCGGGTAAAAAATTTAAAAAAGGCGTTCAATCAGAGTTGGGCATCAAATCTCCGTCTACAGTCGCTATAGATATTGGGGAAAAATTTATACAAGGTTTAATAATAGGACTTAAAAATAAAATTCCTGAATTAAATAATTTCGTCAAAAATGTAGTTTTATCCTTTAAAAATACATTTTTGAAAAGCAATAACTCTTCTGAAAATTTTGTTTTGCCTGACAAAAATCTAGTAAAAAACTTAATACCTAAAATAACATCTAGTCATGTATTTAACAATTTTAAATTAATTGGCACAAGTGTCTCTGAAGGTTTTTTGGCAGGTGCTACTAATTTAAAAAAAGGATTTGAGCCTGTTGGAAACATTTTTAAGTCTATAATTACCAAGGTCAAATCTGTGCTTAAAATTAGTTCTCCTTCAAAAATTATGGAGTCAATCGGACTTGACTTTGGTAAAGGCTTTGAAAATGGTGCGATGGCTTCCTTGGTATATTCTTCCCACAAAATATCTGAACAATACAAGAAGACAATTAATAAGTTAATATCAAATCCTGCGACATCAGCTGCTCAACGACAACAACTAATAGCACAAAGAGACGCTATAGATAAGCAGTTACAAACATTTGCTCAGAAATACAAATCTGGAGGGTTTGTAAATGAAAAAGAAGCAATGAAAGAAGTTGGTAAAATATTTGCAGATAGTATAAAAGCAGGCAAATCACAAGGGCTGGATGTACGCCAAATTATTGCAGATGCCAAACAGCAATTTGAAACAGCACAAAAACCTTTAATGGAGCAGTTATTTGATTCTTTTAAAGGTTTGTTTTCGTTTGACTCTCAAGATGGGAGTATTGGTGGAATTGCAAAAATGGTTCAAAGTTTAGCTCCTCTTTTCTTAGCAGTTGGTGGTGCTATTTTTGTTGCAATTACTCAATTTGAAAAGTTTGTACAACTTTTCCAAAAACTTGAACCAATGCAAAAACGTCTTGAATTTACTTCTGGTAGTAAACAGGGCGCTATAATGGAAACAGATTATGCACTTCAATCTGCAAAGCAAATAGGAGTTCCAGCAGAAAGTGCAATAGATGCCTACGGTAAAATAGCTGCCGCAGCCAAAGGGACAAAGTTGGAAGGCAAAGGAGCTAAAGAATTATTTGAGGGAATTAACCAGTCTATTGCTAGTATGGGGCTTGGAACTGCGGATGCTAGTCTTATCTTCATGGCATATACTCAAATGCTCTCTAAAGGCAAAATTTCAATGGAAGAATTAAGACAGCAGTTAGGAGAGCGATTTCCCCCTGCAATGCAAGTATTTGCTAAAGCTTTAGGTGTTTCTGTTGCAGAAGTAACTGAGTTGTCTAAGCAAGGCGCATTGTTATCGGAAGAAGTATTGCCAAAAGTGGCGAAAGTATTAAAAACTGACTTTAAAGGTTCTTCCGACACTGGAGATAGTTTTGCTGTTGCATTAGTAAAACTAGAAAATATTGCAACTGAAATTAGCTTTAAGATAATTAACGCGTTTTCTGGCACATTAGCTGGAATTACCAATGTAGTTACTGGATTTGCACAACTAATAAGTAATTCTTTTGATTTAGCGCTAAAAGCTGTTGGTTCTTTCTTTATTGGAGCTGCGGCTTTAATGACAACTGGATTAACATTTTTACTTAAATCTACTCCAATAGCTGCTTGGGCAACTAGTTTTGTTGGTTTGTTGACTGCTGGAATAGCTCCACTAATTACTTCTGTTTTTTCAGTTGCAGCACCTCATATAATGGCGGGAGTTGCATCTATGTTCGCTGAGCATAACCCATTTCAAATTATAGCTGACAGTTTTAAAAATTATATGGCTATGATTGTTACTACGGTAAATCAAGTTAAACAACAATTTACAGGAGAAGGACTTTTATCAGTAATTATTGGCAAAGAAGTTTCTAGTAATCCTTTTCAATCGCTTATAGAATCTTTAACTAACTTGTTTAAGATGATTCCTTCTGGAGTTTTAGAGTTTATAGCATTAACACTAGTTCTTGGACAAATACGTTCTTTAGCTGTTCAATTAGCCGGACCAATTTTGACAGCTTTATCTAGTGCTTTTACGGTTTTTAAAGCTGCTCTTTCTTCTGTGGCTCAATCAGCAACAAATTTACCTCAGATGTTGGCTAATGTGGGTAAAGCCGCTAAATCTTTAGCTACTTTGTTAGCGGAAGCTATATTAGCAATAGGCATACTTTTATTATCTAAAAGTGATTTTTCTAATCCTGTTCAACAGTCCATGGATAAAATGGCTTCTGCTATTAATGGTTCTTTGAACAGTATTACAAATACTATCGATGGAATGAATAAAAGTCTTCAAAATACAAGTAATATCAGCAGTAATGTAGGGACAAGCATTAAATCTATTGCAGACTCAATTCCATCAAAAGGATTGCAGCTAGATATTTTATTTGCTCTTGGATTTAAAAATAAAGGATATACTACAGACGATTTTGTTAAAAATGTCAATAAAGCATTAAGAGGCGAAATAAGTGAAAAAGACTTAAGTATTCTTGAAAAAATGAAATACAAAGAAGTTTTGCAAGGTAGGCAAGCTGAAGCTTCTGGCGACTGGATGAGAACACCAATTGGTGGAACTCCATCAGCAAACAAAAAACTTACTAATAATCAAAAAGCTATTATACAGCAATATGGGCTAACAGGACTTGTAGCAGATTCAGATTATGATATTACTTTGGGAACACAACAAATACTGGAAAATTTTGAAAATTTAGACAAGAATCTTAAAGGTTTTAAAACTAAAACAAAAGACATAGGGCTTACTGAAGAAACTAAAAGTAAGCTGTTGTTAAATCCTGCTGTAAAAAAATCTATTGAAGATGCAAACAAGATAAATGCTGAAATAATGGCTTTATCTCTGCAAAGGGCAAAAATATCTTCTAGCAAAAAACCGGAAGACATTAAAAAAGTAGCTGAAATTGATAAAGAAATAAAAGCTAAAACCGATAGATTTAAAGAAAAAACGAAGGGACTTGATGACATTAAAGATCAAGTTGCAGTCATGGAGGAAACTGTAAAACAGTTTGAATCATCTATTGATTCTATACCAGAGGCAGTACGCCCTAAATACAGAAAATTAGTAGAAGAGCTTAAAGCTGGTGCTGAAGAAGCCAAGAAGATTGTGTCTCAAAATCTTCCGACCAATCCACTTGAAAGTATTTACCAAAAAACTGTTACTGCGTTAAACAGATTTCAATCGGCTTACGAAAAGTTTTCTGCTGCAATAGGCAGGACATCGTCAATGAGAAGTGAACGCATATATTCCTCTGGGGCTAACTCTGGCGATATTAACAACGCCATAATGCAATCTGGGATTATTTCTGGAGAACAAAAAGTTAGAGGGTTATCTAGAATATTAACAATGCGAAAGGCTTCTCTAGACACTTTGTCATTAATTCCGCAAACGCTTCTTACTACTGATGTTAAAGATCAAATAAAAGAATTGCGTGATCAAGTTCAGAATGATGCAGGTGAATTAGCTGCGGGGAAAGCCGAAATTGCCAAGTCTAAATACGATTTAAAACAAGCTTTGGAACAACAGCAAAAACAAGTAGATGATTACGTTCGTTCTGTTACTAGAGAGATAGATCAAGGGCGATTAGAGATTAAAAAAGCTAACCAAGAAATACAAAACGCTAATTTTAAGACCAAAATTAATGAAGCTTTAACTGGATTAGGAGACACTGAGTTTACTAGATATATAGATGGGCTGGTATCTATTATAGAGCAATTAAATCAGACCGCTTTAGGGCAAATAGATACTGAAAGAACTAGTTTAGATTTTAAAAATAGAATCAAAGATAGTCAAATAGAAGCAAAAGATCTTATTGAAACATTACCTTCTGGTAAAGATATTATTGGAGTCACAGAAGATATTGAATCTGATATGAAAGAAGCCTTTACGCAATCAAGTAAAGAACTAGAGGCTTTAATAAACACAGTTAGAGCATCAGCAGCAAAAGTAACCGAACAGACTCAACAAACTGTTAAAGAGTCAGGGGAGGCTAATAAAAACACTGAAAAATTAAATGAAAACATGATAAAAACTAACGAGTCTGTTTCTAATATGAATGTTAGCTTGCAACAAACTGTTGACTTGCTAGAAAAATCTGCGGGCATAAAAATAGACCCTTATTCCAATACAACACCTACTCCATCAACTCCTACTAACAGCTCTTCAACATCTAGTAATTCATCTAACCCTAACAATATTCAGAATGTGTTTTCTTCTTTGTCTAGCTTGTTTGGTTTTTCACAGAATGCATCTAACATATCACAAAACGCGTCTAACATAATTCATCCAGTAGCAGGAAATTCTACTTTTACGAGTGGATATGGGATGAGATGGGGTAGAATGCACAAAGGGGTTGACTATGCGGCACCAATTGGTACTCCTGTCGTTGCTAGTTTTGATGGTAAAATTTTAAACATTGGTAATCAACCTGGTGGATGGGGAAAATATATTCAAGTAGAACATTTGGTAGACAATAAGAAATTAGAAATATTAATTGCACATTTAGACTCAACACTTGCCACGGTTGGGCAACAAGTTAAATCTGGAGAACAAATAGCAACAGTGGGCAACACAGGATACTCTAGAGGACCTCACGCCCACATAGAAATAAAAGAAAATGGAATACAAATAAATCCAGCTAAATATATAACTAGTTCTATAAACCGTATAAATGCGACTTCTTCTGCTTCATCTACCCCTTCATCTGCTGGCGTAAACACTGGTGCTATTGCAGATTCTCAAAAACAAAGAGAAGAGATTCTCAAGCAACAAGATGAGGCAAATAAACAGCGTGCTGAAGCTTTAAGGAAGCAAAATGAGGCATCAGTTATTCGTAATCTTGATAATTTCTTTAAAAATACTAGAAAAACAATCAGAGAATCTAGGGATTCCACTAATAGTTTAACAAGATCTTTTTCTGACATACTTAACGAATATTCTCCTGATAAATTACCTGATCCACTAACACCCGAAAGCATAAAGTTAACCGACACTCTTAATAAGTTAAATGATACAAGACAAGATATCCAAGAGAGATTAAATTCTCTTAGGCAATCCTTTGTAAAAGGAACCGATGGTAAACTAACTGATACGTTAGCTTTGTTTAACCCACTCAGGAAAGGGCTTGAGCAAATCACAGATGTAAAACAAAGAGAGAAATATCTAGATCGCCTTAACAAAGACGAACAACGATTAGCCTCTCGATTCAAAGTGGATATAGCAACTTTAGATACTACCTTGAAGTCGATAGACGTTCAAAAGAAAGAAATTGAAGAAAGGATTAAATTAACTAAAGCAATGTCGAGGCTTAGAAGAGAGTATGAGAATAGATCTAAAATAAGAGATTCGGATAATGTTTTAAGACAAGCTGAATTAGATGTAAGTCAAAAAAATAAAGAGATAGGAGAGTATGGGGTAAAAATAGAATTACAGGAATCAGCAAATCCAGGTTCTTTTATAGAAATATCTGATCGAGACATTAATCTAGAGAATAATCCAAATATTTTTACGTCACAAGAATTACTAGTAGAACATATAGGCAATTCTATTAAGGAAATAACAAATAGTACAACCCAAGAAAAGGAAAGGTTGCATAAAGAACATCAAAGGCTGTCCAAAATTTATTCTACCCCAGAATTACTAACTACGTTATCTCAAGAACAATATGCCAAATATAAACAAGATACTGAACAATATAATTTAGATATAGCAAAATTTGAAACCGATACTAAAAATAATACTAGTCGAAAAACGCAATTAAATAATGCTTTGTCAGCTTTTCAGTTAATCACAGACCTAAATAAACCAACAGCAAACCTTAAAGAGCCAAGATTTAATGGCTTGCAAATGAAAGCTAATAGACACGAATTTGGGCTCGATCTCGATTCAAAAGACTACGAATTCCAAGGAAATGCTTATTTTCCTGTAACACAAGATTCTTTTACCAAAGGACTTACGCCATTTAACCAAATGCAATTCTTAAATATTCGTTCAGTGCCAGAACTGCAATTTGAAGAGAGGAAACTTCAGATTGAAGATGCTTTAGCGCAATATGAATTAAACACAAAAGAGTTGGAGTCAAAAGGACTATTAACATCAACAGATGCAAATGCAAGAATAGAGAATTATAGAGAAATTACTAGAATAAAAAGAATGCAAAATCAATCTCAATTTGAAATTGATAAAGCAAATGAAAATAAAACACAAGTAGATTTAGAATACCAAAAAAGAGATTTAATAAATTCTGTTGATTATGCTTATAGCTTAAACGAATTTACACAGAAAATGGATGAGATTGTAAAAATAACAGCAATTAAACAGGAAGAAATCAAAACTAGTATATTGCTTTCAGAAAAAGAAAGAACAGCTTTGATTGAAAAAAGCGAAAATTTAAAATTAGAGCAAATAAAAAAACTTGAGGCAGACAGAGCTAAAGCATTTACAGATGCCTCCACAGCTATAACAGATTCTATAAAGTCTTCTCAAATAAGCAGGTATAGAAGTGGAGGTGGTAATGAATTTGTGGCTAATCGGATGCAACGAGATTTGGAAATACAACAAGCAGCTAAGGAAAGAGACAAAAAGATTGAGGAGGCTAAGATTGAAGTTAGCGCAGGAAAAATGACTCAAGAACAATTTAATGAAAGAGAAGGTCAATATACTGCTGAATATGAGGAAAGAGTAAAAAGCATTAGAGATGCTAACAAAGACATACTGTCTACTATGAAACAACTCGTGACAGATAATCTAATTAACGATTTATCTTCTGGATTTACTGATGTGATTATGGGCGTAAGAACACTGAATGATGTCCTTGGTAATTTAGCTAATAGCATACTAAGCGGACTCATTAACATGGCTATTAAGATGCTGCTTCAATCATTAGTAGGAGAAGGTGGATTACTTGGAGGATTGTTTTCTGCAATTGGAGGATTGTTTGGAGGTGGTGGTAAGAAAGCATCAACAGCATTTACCGGAGGAGAAGTAACCAGTACTGGAGTTGTGCCTAACTATGCAGGCGGTGGAATTATCCAATCAATTAACCAAGCTGTTCTAAAAGAAAAATCAGCTAATGGTGGCATAAAACCAGTGCTTGCAGTATTAACGCCAGGAGAGAGAGTATTAACAGTAGAACAGAATAAGAGATTTGAAGATGCTGGATTGCATAGAGTAATTGACTATAACGTTTTGCTAGAAGAGCGGCGATTCAACAGAACAAGCAATTACATGAAGGGCAATGGCAATTCTGAAATAGGAAATTATGCAGATGGCGGGATTATAGAAAAGATAAAAACATATTCAGATGGTGGTGTTGTATCTTCAAACGCTTTGATAGAAGAGCGGCAATTTAACAGAACAAATAATTACATGAAGGGCAATGGCAGTTCTGAAATAAGAAATTATGCAGATGGTGGAATTGTAGAAAAGATAAGAACATATTCGAGTGGCGGTGTTGTATCTCCAGAGGAAAAGCAATTCCATGCAGATGGTGGAATTGTAGAAAAGATAAGAACATATTCGAGTGGCGGTGTTGTATCTCCAGAGGAAAAGCAATTCCACAGAATTATGAATTATTCGAGTGGCGGTGTTGTAAATGCAGGAGTAGCACCAACAATTAATACTGAAAATACTTCTAATAGCAATGTTGTTAATATTCCTATCAACATTGAATCTAATGGTAATAATGCATCTTCTAATGGATTAGATGCAAGTCAATTAAGGTCTGCCGTACAATCTGCTGTGTTAAATGAAATTCAACGCCAGCAAAGACAAGGTGGAACAATTCCAAAACGTTAATAAAATGTCAATTATTTAAATAGAGTTAATGATTTTTATGCAAAAGTATTTGGCTGAAACACAACAACAGCAATCAACCAATACGTATTACAAGATAGTCGTCGATATAACGACAGAGCTAATAATAAGTGCTGCTCCGGTAATAATTTCTGCTATGGCTGCCTGGTTGTTTTTGCATTTTAAAAGCCAAATCAAGTTGTTAATTAATAAATTTGAAGACCTATCTCATCAGGCTTCTAACACTCCTGAATTTACACCACAAGAAGAAGAATCTATTAGAGAATTATTAAGAGACTTGACTAAACTAGGCTTTAATCGTACTACATTGTTTTTGTTAGAGCAGGTTAGGAGAAAAAATGATCGTATTTACGCCACTTCTTTTTGTGCCTGGTTTGAGCATTGTGCAGTAAACAGACTTCAATCTAAAGAGACTAAACATATTTACTCAATTGTTAGCACAGAGATAAATTACATGGTTGAAGGTAAGCAAAAATATGTTTATTATGATGATTACCAAAAAGGTAAAATATACAAGAATTGGATGAAAAAACGATTTACTAAATCATATTTTTTGTATTTAATTAATGAAAAATATACGGGCTTTCTCTTATTAGAAAAAACCCGTTGCTATATTGGCTGTCCTGTTAATTTGCAAAAAGTGTTGGCAATCTCAGAGGAAATTGCTACGTTAGTTAACAGCTAAACTTTAGCATATACAATCGCGTCTGGTTGTTCTTGATATTTGCCTTGTCTATCAGAATAAGTAGTTAGACAATTATCGCCTTCTAAAAACAACAATTGAGCAATTCCTTCGTTAGCATAAACACGACAGTCTGTATCTGCTAAATTAGCAATTTCCAGGGTTAAATATCCTTTCCATCCTGGCTCTAATGGAGTGATATTTACCATAATACCTACTCTAGCGTAAGTGCTTTTTCCGACACAAATGCCCATTACATTTGGAGGCATATTAAATTTTTCGACTGTCTTACCAAGTGCATAAGAATGGGGTGGTAAAACAAAAAAGGATCCATATTCGTCATACTGTAGCGAAAGATTTTCTACAACATGATTATGAAACTGTTTAGGATTAACAATAGACCCTACCACGTGCTTAAACAAGCAAAGCTCTTCTCCTGATAGGCTAATATCATAACCGTAAGAAGATAATCCATAGCTAATAGACTGTCTTTCATCAACATGACGGACTAACGTTTTTTCAAAAGGGACAATCATCCCTTCCTTTGACTTTTCAATAATCCACTTATCGTTTCTAAGCATAGTTTATCCACACTGGGCGAACCCAAATAGTTTTACGTTCTTTGTTTTGCTTGCCACAGGGCTGCAATCTCCAATGTCCACTGCGTACATGTGGAGATTTAGGTACTCCAGAATGATTGCCAGAGTTTTCATAAATACGTTTTATTTTCTTTACTCCCAACCATCGTGGCAATCTATACAAAGATTCATGATTAATTTTAGCAAATCCTTTGCTTTCGTGTGCCTCACAAAATGCCATTTCTTCTGATAACTCAGGGTAAATCTGCAATAACATTAATGATTGTAAAATTAAGTTTTGCAGTTTAAAGAATTTCCTTTCAATCTCTTCTTTGTCTTGAATTCCTACGTTCTCAACAATATTGTCTCTTAGGTATCCTCCATCATGTCTAATCTTCCTGGCTCCAATAGAGAATTGCCTGTATGAATCCATTGCAGTCCAGTAAATTGCTGATTTGTATGTTTTATCATTTATTTCTTTATGTTGAATAATTACATATTTTACAGTAGCATGAACTTCGTTAGTTGGTGACTCAACCATGCCATCAGGTAAAAAAACAGTAATCATTGGAATTGCAACTTTTAAATCAGATAAAACTCCGCTTTTATCACAAACGTCAGTTAATGATATCTCCTCTAAAAGCTGTTTTCTAATGCAGTAAACTGGAGTAGACTGAATTTTCTCCATAGATAAATTATTAACTATTGGGTTTATCTCATTTGAGAATTTACCATAGTTTGTTTTTTTAGATTTATCACAAAAAAAGTTCATTTCATCAATAAAATCTTCCCATTTAGAGTATTCTTTGGGCAGCTTATATGGTTTTACTTTCAACACTTGATACATTGTTTTTACCTTATACGTAATTGATATTTACGGGACTTTCCAAGATAATTCTGGAATTAAGACCGAATTACCTTGGAAATACGGCAGAAATAGCTTTATCACTGGATTAATTAAATCCCCAACAATTTTCATTAGAAAATCCTTGTTGTTTTAAAGCAGTAATCATGGCTTCATAAGTATTAGAACAATCTTGATATCTGGAATGATGTTTACCTCCTGAACTGCGATTCCATAGAATAGAAATTGCATTTTCTTTGCCTATTTTTTGGTTTAATAAATATCTGAGTGCTACTAGCTTCTCTTCTGTCGTTAACCCCCAAATTTCATTAAATAACGGCTCTGTAGCATCAACTGACTCAGACTTTAGTTCTGCTATTTTTAGCTTCACCAATGATAGTATTTTGGAACTTGGTTGCATAAAACCTTGATTTGACGGCATCTCAGCTAAAGGACTAATAGCTTCACCTGTATCTTCCTCACTAGCTTCTCTTGAATATGGGTGAAGCCCCTCGTTGCTCCATGGTGAAGCCTCATTTGTTAATACTTTGGTATCAACATTTGCTAATAATAAATTGCAATCATTAACATACAATCCTTGCAGTCTTTGAACGCTTCCTCCATTAGTAAAAATCAAGTCTCCTTTGCCTAGTAATTTACTAGAATCAAAACCTCCAATCTCTGCTCCAAGAATAATTTTACTGTCCTGAGATTGAATAGTCTTGAACGCCATTCTCGCAGTGATGTTGCTGCGTATCAATGGTGTAACTACATTTGCATCAGGGCGTTGTGTAGCTAAGATTAAGTGTAATCCAGCACTTCTACCTCTCTGTGCAATCTCTGCTAGTGCTGCGTTGAATTCGTTTTTAGATTCTCCGCAAACAAAAGCACTAAATTCATCAAAAAAGATAACTATTCTTGGTAATTTTGAATGGTATCTATTGTATTCAGCCAAATCTTTATACCGACTTCTCCTGAATAGTTCATATCTTTCTTGCATGGTATTACACAACACTTTTAATGTTTGAATAGCCATCTCAGTTCTATCAATCAATGTTACTTGTTGATAGTCTTGAAACTTGGTAAATTCAACTAACTTAGGGTCTACTAAATATAGTTGAACTTCACTTGAATTAAACCTAGTAAGTAAGCTACAAATGGCTGCTATCATCCACTCGCTTTTTCCTCCTCCAGTACTTCCAGCTACTAGCAAATGTGCTGAAACCGGAGATGATAAATCAACTTCAACTAAGTTGTTGTCAATATTAACTCCAATTGGAACAGTGAATGAATTGCTATTTAAATATCCAGAATAGTCAGAATATTCGCAGAACTTACGCTCTTGACTTGATTTTGGAATATCAATAGCAATATGTCCTTTCTGAGGCGTTATCAATGGAGTATTCTCATATCCTTGGCTAACCTGCAATGTGTCACCTAATCCAGCTACTTTACTAAATGGCACTTTACTACTAGGTGTTATTTTAACTCTAGTGAAGCTGGGTGAGTCAACTTCCTCTAAAACATTGGCTTCAACACCGAGATTGAAAAGTGCTTGCTCTAGTGGATGAGATTTTTGTTCTGGCAATGCCAATGGTTCAACTGGAATTAACGTCGCTTCTAATTCCTCATATTTTCTACCAGAAGCATTATAATAAGCAGTTCTATAATGCTCTTTTTCCATAGTCAGTCTATCAGCTTCATCAATTTGGCTTTGTGTTTTACTCAACAAAGCTATAGAATATAAAACTGCTATTGCAGAAGACCCAAGCCGGATTTCTTTTAGTTGCCTCCAACTAGTTGCAGCTGGAGCAACAGTTAAAAAGCCAACTAATATTAGCTGATACAAAATGCTTGGGCTTAACACAAATTGCTTGTGTTGTTGTGGTTTTTTCCTAAAAAGTGTTAATGCCATATTAGTTTAAGTGAGATACTACTAGTCCTAATGCGTAAAACAATCCAACTAGCATTAGCATTTTCCTAATTGCGGGAAATAAAGCACCCCAAATTAAAGCAAAGCTAATCAATGTCATTACCACCGGACTTGTTGGTGGATAATACCTAGATAAATATCCAGTAAAAGCACCAATAGCTACAATTACTAGTGCTTGGTTCGCAATAAACATCCAATGAGCATGATGCTGTAAATCGCTTTTTTCGTCGTTCATAATTCCTCGTTACAATATTTCTTTAACAATTGCTGATGCACTTCTTTCAATGAGATACTTTGGATGGAGTTTCTTTTTAGCCGTTAATTTTCTGTATTCTCTCCTTGGCATTTTCATTGTTTCAAATTTGTTTGCCATGTACTTTGAAGTATTAATTAACTTCATTTCTAGTTGCTGGTTTGCATCAGCCACAGCTTTTACCGCATCTACTTTCTCTCCAACAAGTTTGAGATATTGGATCGCTCTAGCTGCATTAGCCTGAGATTCAGAAACATCTTTTCTCATGGCTTCTAATTCTCTTTCAGAAACCTCATAGATATATGGAAATATAGACTTATTCCCATATATGAAGTCTTCCATTTTGTCATTAGCAGCAGATAAAAAAACTGAAAAAAAGTTCATTTTTGACACTGAGTATTGTAAGATGATATAACTGCATCTGCAATTTTTACAGCCACAATTGGAGCTGTTAATGATGCTGATATAATTGCAGCAGATGTAGCCAGTACAGCTACGTTTTGTGCAAATTGACTAGTTTCAGGCTCTTTATACGTAATCCTTGTCCTTGTTTTTAAGCCATCAATTTCATAGCTTTCTTCTACTTCTTTTCGTTGAATCTTACCGTACTCACTCATTATCTTGCTCCTTTAATTTGTTTAATTTGTAAGTAAACACCAGCTGCAATTCCTGCAACTCCAATGGCTGTCAAAGCAACAGGATTAACAATTGCTGTAGCTACAGCAATATAGCTGGCTGCTCCTAAAAATCCACTGCTTAATACGGTACTTAACGCTGCATCTAACATGGCTTTAATGACCTCCTTTCTTTTCTGAATAATGTAATTAAACATTTGCAATTGTCCTAGCTCAACTGCAAGGTGCAGCTGCTCTAAATAAACCAACTCGACATACTGCTGTAAACAAACTAAGTCAATATTTCTTAACTCAATTTGGTGTTGGTAATTGTGTTGCATATTTGAGCCATCTCTTTTCTTTTCTGCTCTAGCTTTTGCCTTAACTCATACACATTTTTGAGTCTTTCTTGACAATTATCTAAAAGATTCAAATGCTCTTTTTTTGCACTTTCTAATAGGTCACTAGTCACAGCAAATTGAGCATCTAGATGAGACTCGATAATCTTTTGATAAGCAGCTTGGGTAGACTCAATATAAGCCAAGGCATTTCGTGTTCCTCCAATAGCACCAGCTATTTGAGCATGTTGCCTGCCCGTGTCTTCTGTCGCTGCCTGTAATACTTGCTGAATGGTTTGAGACTTGACTAATGTTGTCTCTACCATTTCCGCTTCTGTTATCGCGCCTTCTGGCATAGCTGCAATAGGCTCTTCAAACGTATCGTTATCTAGCTTAATTGCAGCTTGAATATCTAACCATAGCTGCGATTTTTCTTCTAACTCAGGAAACTCGTCATTGATTGTTTTGACGTTAATTCCTGGTTCTTTATTCAGCCTGATGAACAACTCTTTCGGTGTCCATCCACAACGATCTGCTACATCTCTAATCCTGATTTTGTTCATCTTCTTGTTCCTTAATTTGTTGTTGCTTGTACTTTTCGTTTAAATTAATTAGGTCTTCTTTGAGCATTAAAGAGCCATCCTTAACTCCTTTATATCTGCTCCTTAGCCGGTAAATTTCTGCTATTAAATCAAGTTCATGTTGATATTTAATAGGGTGACCATTTAGCCGACATTCGTCATTTAGATATTTATCAAAGCCTTCTATATGTTGAGCTGCTAATCTCAGCAATTCTTGAAGTGTACGAGAAGTCATATGCAATTGTTTCGCAACTTCTTCTCTTGATAAATCACCTAATAATATGTCAACTGGTCTGTACTTTTTTGTTCTATACCGTCTCTTTAATGTTGTGCATAGCACCTCTGTCATAATGGTTGTTATCCTATTTCTAGATTGATTCCGGAATTAACTCGGAATAGATAAAGAATAACAACCACCATAAAGAAGCACAAGTATAAATAAGATGCAAAACAAGTATCTTAAAGATACTTTTTAGCAAGCACTCTAACGTTGGGCATACCACTTATACTCCAAAGCTGATCTAATGCCTTACAGTGCAATTTCTGGCTTGTAGGAATCTCATTATGAGATTTTGTCCCTTTTCTCGCTCTCCAGTGTTTATATGTATGAGGTGAAACTCCCAATACATAAGACATCTCATTTATTGTTAATCCCCACTTCTCCTGAAAATCTAAAGGACACATTTCTCTTTCAGGCTCAACCTCAGGCAATGGTAAAAACTTCTTGGTAGCAAATATAGACACTGTTGCATCTCCTTTTTATTTAGATTATATATGCTGTATGCTTACAGTAATTACACTTTATCTAAAAATATGCAACAATTTTCAGTTTCGGTACCCAAAGACGTTTTAGCTGTATTAAGAATTATGTCTGAGCAGTCTGGTGAGTCTGTTAGCTCTATTGCCAACAGATTAATCAGAGATGGATTATCCAAGGAATTAGAGCTTTTAAATAGGATAGAAATTTACTCTAATTTAATTCGTAAAAAGCAAAACTTAGAGAGTTAGTAAGTATTTAATCCAGGAAACCCACCGTATGGTAAAGGTTGTCCTGGAAATCTTAATTTACAAGCTGCTAAAGTTTTTGCACAAATGTCAGCATTACTGTCATTAGTAGGCTGGTTAGTTATTGTATATTTAGCACTGCTTGCGTATCCACATTCAGAACTGCGATATATCCAAGTACATTTACGCACCATTACTCTAGCTGGCAAAGTGATTCCTTCAACATCAAAAGGAGACCCTAATCTGAACTTGGCGTTATTGTAGTTTTCTTCTGTTAATTGTTCAATTACGTAAGTTTGTACAGGCAACTCTTTTACTCCAGCGCCTGCATCAATTTGTCCATCTAAAAACCGTTTTTGGGTTACATGTCTTTTAACTAAAGTTCCTTCTAACCTGTAACCAGGTTGTCTACTTTGCTTTAGCCAAGCAGTCAATATACCACCAACGTTTGATACAGTTAAACTTGGAGTTGGGATAGCTCCTTGTCCAATTAAGTCAAATCCTTCTCCTTGACAGCCAATAGCATAATATTTATCTCCTTCAAAATTTACCCACGGACTGTCTTCATCGATGCCAACATTACAAATTCTAATTGTTTTAATAGACGGGTCTCCTTCTTCTTTGTTTTTGTCATTTAAATCGTATTTATACACTTCATATAATTCTATAAAAGCATCAGGATTTAATGTCATTAAATTTGGAATCATGTTCCAAAACTCCTTACTTGTTCAAATGTTGCAGAAAACGCATTTACATTATCTGCTAATATTTGCACTGTCCATTCTGTGCAATGATATAGTTCGTCGCTACCTTCTATTTTAAATGCTTTCCCATTACGCTGTCTTAGAAAATTGTCCACTTCAGTTGCATTTGTAATATTTCCAGACACGGCGAAAGTAACATTTGTGGTATTAATTTTGGTCTTAAATGCCCTTGCTTCAACAGCATTAGGCAAAAACTTAGTTACAATCAAATTTGATTGTTCTGTTTTTGTATTATCCCAGCTGGGAATAAAAGGAATGGTTGGATAACTCATGATTACAGTCTCTCTAGAAGGTGAATTAGCCGATATTTTTACAGATAAAATTGAACTGGCTATACAATCTATTGCCGAATTAATGCGAGCTTTAAAAGCCAATTTTAGCAATTTTTTAAATTATTTACAACAAGCCGAAAAACGTGGAGTGATGTATAGAATAGTAGTTGGGTATGAAGATGTTCATGGAGAAAAACTATATTGTCCTATTTCAAAAAAAGTGCGTAGTATTAGAATTATTCCCGTGATTTCCGGAAGTGGAGATAACTGGTGGATGTGGGTAGGCGCAGCAGCACTGTTTACTTTAGCAATAATTGCGCCAGGTGGAGTTCTAATTTGGGGAACTAAGTTTTTTACTTCTAGTTGGACGATTTTGATGGGAAGTGTGTTATTGTTTGCAGGTATTGCATCTTTGTTTAAACCAGCCAAAGAAGAGCCGGAAAAAAGTAGTGAAACTTTTGGTGGAATACAGTCTAACACACAGGAAGGCGGTAGAGTACCAATTATTTACGGTATCATGGTTTCTGGTTTTTATGTTATTTCAGCTAAAATAAGTAGTGCTTATATTCCAGCATAATCTAGTTTTTTGTTTAAAAAATAAAACAAATGGTTAAAAAAAAGAAAGAAATTAAAATATTTGGGCAAGGTGGAGGCGGTAAAGGCGGCGGTAAAGGCGGCGGTGGTGGTGGTAGTAGTAAACCAAACATTCAAAAACCATCTGGAAGAAGTGTTGCTTCTGCTTATATTCTTGGAGCTATTTGTGAAGGCACTATAGAAGGATTAGGCTCAAATCCTTTACGAAATGTTTTTCTTGATGAAACTCCTATAGAAAACAATAATGGAAGTTTAAACTTTAAAGATTTTCAATTTGGATATAGAACTGGCACTCAAACACAAGCAGCTATAACAGAAATTCCAGGATTTGATCAGGTTGCTTCTCCAGAATCAGTCTCAGCTCAAGTTTTACAATCAATTCCAAATGGTGTTAATAAAACCATATTTATTCAACCAGGTGAAACTTTGCTAAATTTAATAATTTTTAAGTTTTCTTTTCAACTACAACGAATTAATCCAGATAATGGAGATACCACTGGCGCAAATTTAAGTTTTGCAATTTCATTAAAACAAGATAATAATGCTTTTGTGACTGCTTTATCTACTACGATAGGTGGTAGATTTCCGTCTCCTACTGAGTTTGACTACGCAATTCCTGTACCTGCAAATACATTGTCTTCTTTAACATTAAGAGTGCAAAATTTTACAGTAGACAATGAAGAAACCCAGCAGCAAGGTTATCAACGTCAAATGCAATGGATTGGATACACAAAAATAAATTCAACTACTTTACGTTATCCCAACACTGCTATAGCTGCGTTTGGATTTAATACTAGTGGCTTTTCATCTATTCCTACGGCTGCTTTTAAAGTTTTTGGCATGCTTATTAAAATACCCAGTAATGCTACTGTTACAGCGCAAAGAGGATTAACATACAGTGGAACTTGGAACGGAAGTTTTATTTACTCAACTCTTGCTGTTTCTGATCCAGCATGGATTCTTTATGATTTACTAACAAACACAAGATATGGGCTTGGAGACTATATTGATATTGGGCAAATAGATAAGTGGGGATTATATGAGATTAGCCAGTATTGCAATGGATTAGTACCAGATGGATACGGTGGTACAGAACATAGATTTCAATGCAATATAGCTTTACAGAGTAAAACAGAAGCGTACCAAGTATTGCAATCTTTAATAACAATTTTTAGAGGATTTAGCTATTGGCAATCTGGTGCGATAACATTCGTCGCTGACAAGCCAACAAATGTTTCATATCAATTTACGCAAGCTGATGTAGAAGAAGGCTTGTTTACTTATAGTAGAACTGGATTAAAAAGTAAAAAAACAATAGCATTAGTTAGCTGGCTTAACCCAAATGATTTTTATAGGAAAACAGTAGAAGTAGTAGAAGACCCTATCGGCATTCAGAAATGGGGTATTAAAGAACTAGAAGTAGAAGCAATTGCATGTACTTCTAGAGGACAAGCAAGGCGAGCTGGAGTAGCTATTTTAATGGGAGATAGACTAGAACAAGAAACAGTTATTTTTAAAGCTAGGGCTTACGCTGCATTTATTAAACCAGGAGACGTAATTAATATTTTAGATTCACAAAGAGTAGAGATGAGATATGGAGGATTAATCAAAGCAGCTACAGAAAACACTGTTACGCTAGATAGTCCAGTAACGTTAATTTCAGGAGAGTCTTACAAAATCAGTGTTACTTTAAGCAATGGAACAGCGGTGGAAAGAACTGTAGTTACTGGGGCAGGAAGCGACATATCAACGATTGTAGTATCTTCAAATTTTCCTATGATTCCACTTCCTGAGTCTAACTGGATATTATCCGGAACTAGCATTAAACCTAAAAAATACAGAGTAATTAACAGAGTTCCTGTAACTGAAACAATAGAAGGTATGCATGAAATTACAGCAGCAGAGTATGATGATAGTAAATATACTTTTATTGATGAGATGAGAATGGTATGACTTGGGAATTTGATGATTTACCAGTTAAGACAGCACTTCCAAACGCTAATGCTAGTCCAAGAAACATGAGTTTATCTAGTATACGAATTCCTACGATTGTAGAAGTTGATTTATTTAACGTTTTTGCGTCTTGGCAACAACCATTATTAGATAATGCTGTATCTCCTTGGGTAATAGGCTATGTAGCAGAAATCAAAAAAGGACAAGAAGGAATTTGGGAGCAAACTAGAACAACTACAGATTTGTTTACTACTTTCGAAAATATGCAACCAAGTAATTATTACGTAAGAGTTAGAGCAATATTCTTTGACAACAGCTTATCTGACTGGACGGAGTCCGTATAATGACATGGGAATTTGACGATTTACCATCTAAAACGGTACTTCCAGTTGTTGGGCAAAAACCAAGAAATATAGTAATGTCAAGTTCTTTGATTCCAGCAACTCAATTATCTTCTATTAATGCTGATTTATTTAATATTTACGTTTCTTGGCAGCAGCCACTTCAAGAAGATATTAATTCTCCTTGGGCTACCAGTTACACTGCTGAAATAAAACGAAAAGACGAAAATTTTTGGCAACAATCTAGAACAGTTTTTGATTTAACAACAGTTTTCTATAATTTACCAGTAGATACTTACTACACTAGAGTTCGAGCTAATTTTTTAACTAATTTGTTTTCTGACTGGGAAGAGTCAGTTTTACCAGTTGAATTATTCTATAGTAATTCAGTATTAGATTTTACTGCTAAAATAAATTCATTCATTGCTTTAGAGTTTTAATCATGAGTTCTGCTAGATATATTGATGGATCTGGTGCTGTAAAATACAGGAAAGTATCAGGAGCGGGAACAGAAGCTAACCCACATATTCCAGAATTTTCCTCAGCTGATGTTGGTGATATTAGTGATTTTGCGTCTAAAACTATAGATACCGTCAAATTGCTGGACACTATTACTGATCTCGATAACATAACAGTTCCCGATGATTTAACACAAATTAACTATAGCGTTAGTGATGGAACTTTAATAGCTTTAACAAAAAGACTAATAGACTTTGGACAAAGGTCTGTACTAGAGTCTGTTGAACTGAATAATAAAGTCGAAACTTCTGTTGGCAGTATAAATGATAGTCCTGCTACATCAGACACAGCCAATGCTAGCGTAATATCTTTGCTAAAAAGACTATTAAGTACAGATGGCGATAGCGGCAATATCCAAGGCATTAATCAACAACTTGCTAATATTTACAATTCTATCGGAACTTCAATTGATAGTCCAGCTACAGCAGATGATGGACAATTTAGTTTAATATCTTTAATTAAAAAACTATTAACTGAAACTAATAATATTGCTTCGATTGGGGCAACTTCAGACGCGTCGGCAAACTCTGGGAATGCTAGTTTAATATCTTTAATTAAAGGTTTAAACATTTCCATTGGATCTACTTCTGATGCAGCAGCTACAGCAGATGACCAAAATTCTAGTTTGATATCATTGCTTAAAAGGCTATTAGCAAGTGATGGAGATAATACAGTTACTGCTATTAATCAGCAAATTGGTAACGTCACCACAACTTTAGGAAACACAACAGATGCAGTCGCAACTAACGATACAGGAACATTTAGCATAATTTCTTTACTTAAAAAATTATTACAAGAAACAAATAATATTGCATCAATTGGAGAAGTGTCGGATATAGCTGCTACATCTGGTAATGCTAGTGTAGTTAGTTTACTTAAAGGACTTAATTTAACTATTGGGGCAACATCAGACACACCAGCAACTTCAGATACTGACTCAGCTACTTTAATTTCTCTACTCAAAAGACTGTTAAGTACTGATGGGGATAGCAGTAACATAAACAGTATTAATCAGCATTTATCTAATATACTTGCTTCAATTGGAACTACCAATGATTCATTAGCTACTTCAGATGATGGAGTATTTACGTTAATATCACTGTTTAAGCGATTATTAAGTGAAACTAACAACATATCTTCAATTGGAACTACCAGTGATTTAGCTGCTATATCCGGTAATGTTAGTTTAATCTCTTTAATCAAAGGATTAAATCAATCTATTGGAACTAATTCTGACTCGGCAGCAACGACAGATACAGGTGCTGCTACTTTAATATCTTTAATTAAAAGATTATTACAAGAAACTGACAATATTACCTCTATTGGAACTACTTCAGACGCGTCGGCAAACAGTGGCTCTGCTAGCTTAGTGTCGTTAGTTAAAGGATTAAATACTTCAATTGGCACTACATCAGATAGTGCAGCCACTACAGATACTGGAAATGCAAGTTTAATATCGTTACTTAAAAGATTGTTAGCAACTGATGGAGATAATACAGTTACTGCTATTAATCAACAAATAAGTAACGTTACTACAGCGCTAGGAACAACATCAGATGCAGCGGCAACGACAGATGCAGGTACTTTTACTGTCATAGCGTTGCTAAAACGGTTGTTATCAGAAACTAACAATATTGCATCAATTGGAAGCATTTCAGATGTTGCAGCAGCATCAGGCGACGCTAGTTTAGTAGCTTTAATTAAAGGATTAAATAATGCAATAGGGTCTATTACTGACAATTCGGCCACTTCAGACACTGCCAATGCAAGTTTAATATCTTTAATTAAACGACTACTTGAAACAGACGGTGTGGCAGGCACTAATCAACAATTAAGTGATATATACACTTTACTTGGAACTAGAGCAGATGCAGCGGCAACAACGGATAGCGGGACGTTTAGCTTAATTGCTTTATTCAAAAGATTACTACAAGAAACTGACAACATTGCTTCTATTGGGACAACTTCAGATGCAGCGGCAAATAGTGGTTCTGCTAGCTTAGTGTCTTTAATTAAAGGCTTAAATGCCTCTATTGGATCTACCTCTGATACGGCAGCTACGACAGACACTCAAAACACTAGTTTGATATCACTACTTAAAAGATTGTTAAGTACCGATGGAGATAACACAGTTACTGCTATCAATCAACAAATAAACAATGTTACTGCATCATTAGGAACAACAACAGATGCAGTAGCAACAACAGATACAGGTACTTTTACTGTTATAGCTTTATTAAAACGGTTGTTAGTAGAAACAGACAATGTTGCTTCTATTGGAGCAACATCTGACGCAGCAATCACTTCTGGCAACGCTAGTGTTGTTTCATTATTGAAAGGACTAATTAGTTCAATTGGCACCACATCAGATAGTGCAGCTACTACAGATACTCAAAATACCAGCTTAATATCATTACTTAAAAGGCTATTAAGCACTGATGGAGATAACACAGTTACTGCTATTAACCAGCAAATTGGTAATGTTAGTGCAGTTTTAGGAACAACAACAGATGCGGCAGCAACAACAGACACAGGTACTGCTACTTTAATATCTTTAATCAAAAAACTATTACAAGAAACAGATAATATTGCGTCTATTGGAACAACAACAGATACAGCAGCCACTACAGGAACAGCCAGTTTAGTTGCACTTTTAAAAGGAGTAATTACATCTATTGGTACGACGACAGATAGTTCGGCAGCCACTGACACGGGTACTGCTAGTTTAATCTCTTTGACCAAAAGACTTCTTACAGAAGCTAATAATATTGTATCTATTGGTACTATTTCAGATGCTCCAATTATAAATCTTGATAATATATCGTTTATAGACAACTGGGCAAGCATTGACTACAATGCAAACACAACAAGTTTAATTGGATTGTTAAAAATACTGATTACACTTACTCAGCAATCAGTTAGCAATAGATCTATGGTATTTATCACGAATACTATTACTACTGCTACTACAACCACTGTTGTTAGCGCTCCTGTCCCAACTAGTAATAGAATTTATGTATCATATATTAGAGTACAATTAGAAGGAACTGCTGCACAAACAGTTACAATTAGAGATGGCGCTAATAATGTTGCTAGATTTTTCTTGTCTTCCCAAGGAATGGAAGGAGAGGCTAATTTAGCGCAAAACAGAGAAATACGCTTATCTCCAAACACAGCACTAAATATTGTATCTTCTGCTGCATCCACTTTTAATTACACAATTGGTTATTTTATAGCATCATGACGTTACCAATTCTTTATCTTACTCCTACTTGGCAAACAAGCCAAAAGACTCTTATTCCTACGACTAAAACTAGACTAGGAGATAATTATAGTCAAGTTTTAACTCAGGGAATATTTCCTATTGTAGAATGGGATGTTCGCAGCCCAGTCTACTCAGAATCCGAAGTAAACGATGTTTTGAGCGTGTTACGACAATATGCTGACAAGTCGTTTCTTTGGAGTCCTACAGGACAAAATCTTAAAGAATGTGTTTGCGGAGAATGGGTTTTATCTTTAATTGGAGAAAACCAATATGTTATAAGTAATAAAATCACTGCTAGTCAAGTCAGATCTAATATTCCTAGTAACTTAGGTATTGTAATGTAATGCTATTATCACAACATATTAAAGAACATATTATTAAACATTCCAAGCAGTTCCCAAAACAAGAGGTCTGTGGTGTTGTAATCAATGACAAGCCATACAAATGTTCTAACATTGCTGAGAACAAAAATGAGGCGTTTGTAATTAATCCAGATGAAATTGATGGATTAATAGAATCTCATGGAAAGATTCAAATGGTTTATCACACGCATTGGAACGATAGTCAGCCTGGATATTTAAGTCCTCCTGATATTTGTAATGCTAAGTCTAATAAGTTGGCGTATTGTTTATATCACAGTGAGTTTGATTGCTGGGATTTGTTTGATCCAAACAACATAATTAATCCATTTCCTTGCTTTGACAATTTTAATACTCATTCTCCTAAGGAAATAGATTATTATCTAAAATGGCCGTTTGTTTACAACCGCTCTGATTGCTTTAGTTTACTTAGAGCCTACTATAAAGGAATGCTAGATATAGTATTACCAGACTTTCCAAGAGGATTTTCACTTGAAGAAACAACTAATGCATCATGGAATTTATTGGACGAAAATTTTTCCAAAGCAAATTTTAGAAAATTAGAGGATGATGAACTTTTAAAAAACAATGACGTTATTGTTATGACTCTTAGTGGTGTACAACCACATCATGTAGCAATAATTATAGATACTGCAAAAAAAACAGGACTGCATAACTTAGGAGGAGATAGAGTTAGTGAATTATTTGTCTATGGTGGAAGTTACTGGGATAGAGTGACAAAATACAGATGTAGACATCAATTATTAGAATGAGCCAAATTGTTCTTGATATTTTAAATAACTGTTCTATATCTTGTTTAGAGCGCAATGGGCATACTGACATTTTCATAAGTTGTGAGGATGATATATGCCAGAAGATAGAAGAAAATCAAGATGCAGTTTTGTCTTATATTAAAAATAAAGTTAAAAATGTAAACTTAGTAATGCTTAAATCTACTAATAGTTCATACAAAGCCACATTTGAGCTTTGTTCGCTAGAAGATGATTTGAACAAACAAACCATACTTATAATGACTGTTGTGTTAATCTTTCAGTGTTTACAGATATTTACTTCTAGTTTAAAAACATTATTTATTCAAACATATCAAACTATAAAAACAATACTAAAAGCTGCTAAAGACGCTATAAAAGGCATATAGATTACTACATGCCTTTTAATTATTTTTCCAGAAGCATTGCCAAAGAAGTTAATGTTTGTATTGGCAATTCCCGTTTTTTAATAGCGTCCTCAATAATAGTTTTAGTTTTTGGACTTAATACGCCATTTCCTTCAGATTTGCTTCTGTCTGGGAATGGCAGTAAATCAGTGTATTTAATAGATGGATCGTCTTTACCTTTAAATCCATTAAATAGTCCTGCCCAGCCAATAGCATGAACTCTAGCTTGCATATTTAGTTCTTGTTGGCGTAGCTTCTCCATTTGATTAATGCAATTAAAAACTACGTAATCAAGTTGCTCTAAATATGATTCCCAGCTAGTAAATCTGGGATCAGCTATTCTGTAAGACTGAATTCTCCAGTAGAGTCCTTCCCAGTCAATTCTGGGAATTTCCGACTCTCCAGTTGATCCTCCCCCTGCGTTTCAGTTTCTTCTATTTTTTTCCATCTGCTAGATTCATTAAGATAAAAATCGTAAATTTCATCTACCAAAGTCTCATCTAAAGAATAGGTCTTTTCTAAATTCCAACTAGGATAACCAAGTAAAGGAATTTTTCCTCTATGTAAAAATCCAACTGTTCCAGCAGTAATATTTTTAGGTAATGCAGAAACTCTAATTTGTTCTGCATTTTCGCTATAATTATCTTCTACTGTTACAATGAATGAATTTTCGTAACTCTCCCCAAATCTAATTTTAGTGCCTTTTTCTAGTAAAAAATCTGCTGGCAAAGGCTCAATTACTAACTTCTTATCATCTTTATTAGCATCTACAACAACACTAATAATATGTGCAACACGCTCTTTAATAAGCATTGTTGCTACAACAGATTTTAGGTTAAGTTCCATGCTAGATGTATAAGCATTGATATCAGCTAAATCATCAGCATATTCTAATACAACTTCAGTGTTGTCAATAACTTCAACACCATCTTGTTCGGTCATACCACCAGTTAAAAGTTTTGTAGCTTCTTCTAGTGAAATTCCTTTTTGTTGCGCAATTTTTCCAACTAATCGACGAATCTTCAAAGAAGCATGCTGCCTACTTTGTTCTGTTTCGGCTAGTTGTCTTCTTTCCCCAACAGTAATACCGTCTTTCTTGGGAAAGAAAAGCACATCTCCTACTTTTATAAAATTAGTTTTAGGATTGCCAGTGATAAATCCAAGCATTTTACACAATCTCAAATTCTAAAGAATCATACTCATCAATATAACATTCTTTAGTAGCAGTTTTAGCAACTGATTCTGGAACTTTAATTGTATACGAATTAAATTTATCAGAAACATTAATAGCTCCTGATAATCCCCCTTTAAAAATAGCAGCACCACAATACAAGGATTTTCCTTCTCTGGTGCAATTAATTAATACGGCAAGGAGCTGAGTACTGTCTGTTAAAATCTTCATTGTTACTTGATGTGGTGGTGAATAAACCATTAAGGTTATTTTTAACATAATAACTCAAAAACTAAAAGCAGAAGTCCACTCAAGTAAATCTCCTTGGAATGTTAAGTTAAACGAATATTTCATAACTTCGTTTTGATTAGCTGGGAAAGATATGCCACCAACTTTAGCCACTCCAACAATTCTCTCTCCATTAGGTAAAGTAATTACAGCATAAATATCTCTGCCATACAAACTATTAGAAAATATTCCAGCTGGCTTAATTACTGTCTCCAACGCTTTGTCTCCAGCCAACGCAATGCCGCTAACATTGCAGCTGATCGCCCTGCGTATGAAAACGCTATTTACTCCTTTACGAGATGAAGCATTAGTTGTGTCAACAGAAGTTTCTTGAGCTGAAATATCTAAAGTCGTAATACCATTAATTGGGAGTAATCCAGGTACAACGACTGCGCTATCAGTTTGCAGTACCGGATATTGTAAAGGCTCTACCGGAACTAATAGTGGACTTGTTGTTAACACAACATCTTGAGATATTACAACTTGTCTTCGCCTAGACGCTACGCCACTAACAGAAGTTCCCGCAAAAGACAAAGCAATGCCGGCGGGAACAAAGTAAGATCCACCGACGACTTGCAAATAGATTTGAGAAGACCCAATGTTAGCAGTTTGAGCAATTAAAGCTGTCACCTTCGTAACGTCAGTAATAGTGCTTCCCGCACTGTTGATGGGAAGCAGCATTACGTCAAGAGAGCTGTTGCAAAGTGGTTGGGAAAAAGACATATTTAGCTAATAGAATATGGAGGATTCCATTCAAAGGATTTACCCATAAATGTTAGCGTAAAACTGTACTTTTTAACTTCGTTTTGGTTGGCTGGAAAGTTAAACGCAGTTACTTTAGCAGCACCTGCCAATCTTTCACCGTCTGGGAATGTAGCTACAGCATAAATTTCTCTACCAAAAAATTCTCCCTGAAATCCAGCAACTGGTTTAATTACTCTTTCGAGCGCTTCATCTCCAGCCAATGCAATACCAGACACGGAATAGGCACGAGCCACGCGAATCATTGCCATTTCTGTTCCGGATCCAGATTGGAAAGAAGTGGTATCAACTTGAGTTTCTTGATTACTCAAATCTAGTGTTTGAATACCGCTTAATGGAAGTAAACCTTCAATTAATGCAGCCGTGCTATTTGCAGCAATAGTTCTGTCTAGTCCAATTACTTTCAAATCAGTAGCACTAGCGCCATGCGCAATACTTTTATCTTCAGCAGCCATTACTTGAATTCTAGTTCTAACAGTTCCAGCTGGGGCATTTTGCGCAAGTGGTTCTATAAACGATAATCCAGTGCCTTCCTTAATGATTGTTGGAGCAGAGCTAGTGCCTTCATCAGTAGTTAATGCAAGTGTAGCTACACCACCGCTGGTAGGAGGTGCAACTTGAGTAGTACAAGTAAGAACACGTCTTAACGAACTAATGTTTCTATCAGAAGTTCCAGCAGCAAACCCACTTGTAACCAAAGGCAATAGCATTACTTCTAAAGAATAATCTTGTAAAATAACTGGAGCGGTAGCTAAAGGCATAATTTCTCCTTATTTGTTAAAGTAAAATTTGAGACATTTTTTTACCAAGAAAAGTTAAAGTAAAAGAATACTTTTTAACTTCGTTTTGGTTGCCAGGTAGACTTAGATTGGTTATCAAAGCAGCGCCTTCTATCTTTTCTCCATCTGGAAATGTAGCTACAGCATACACTTCATCTCCTACAAATTCAAATGAAGTTGGAGTTAGCCCATTTGCTTTTTTGACTATTTTCTCCAATGCTTCATCCCCAACTAAAGCAATTCCAGATACATTATAAGACCGTGCAGAACGTACAACACTAGCATCTGTTTTAACACCAGATTGAAATGTTGTTGTATCTATTTGAGTATCTTGATTACTTAAATCCATTGTCTGAATACCACAAAGAGGAATAGGACCAGTTAAATAGTTTGTCTGGGATCCAGCTGAAATAGGCAATGTATTTGGACTGCCATTAAAATAAATTTCAGTAATACCAGGATCTGTTCCATAAAACTGTATTTCCTGTTCATCTAAATCCATTTCTTGTGCAGCAGAAAAAGGGAAAATTCCTGTTACATAAGTATTAGATGATTCTGTAGAAATAGGCAATGTATTTGGCTCACCATCAAAGTAAACTGTAGTCCTGGAATTTCTAGCAATGAAAACTCCATTATATCCAGGTGTTGGAGGAACAAAAGCAGTGAATGTGTTAAACAATCCAGTAGATATAGGCAACGTACCTGGGAGTCCATCAAAGTAAACTGTTCTCTTTATATTATTGCCAGATAGAACAGTATTTTTAATTTCAGACAATGGAGGAACAGTTACACGGAAAGAACTAGATGTTAACCCAGCAGAAATCGGTAAAGTCCGTGGGCTGCCATTAAAATAAATTATTGCTTCTGAGTTTCTGTTAACTATAGCACTACTTTCGAGTGCAGTAAGCCCATTAAAAGTAAGACTAGATTGAGGTACAGTCACTGAGGCATATTCTACTGGCGTTTTTGTAACTTTTATTTTAGATTGCGTAAACGGACTAATTGATTCAACTGTTGGCATTGAATCAATGAAACGCCATGTATCAATAAAGTTGGTAACGTAAGAATTAAAGAGACCTACTAAAATAGGAACTGTACCAGGAACTCCATCAAAATAAACTATTGATGTAGAATTTTGATTGATTACAGCTCCATCATATCCAGGAGATGTGCGGACAAAAGAAGTAAATGTGTTAAACAATCCAATGGAAATAGGCAATGTACCTGGAACGCCATCAAAGTAAATCGTTGCGGTGTCGTTACCAGATAATAAAATATTTTTAACGTCATTTAATGAAGGTACTGGCACAGAAAAAGGATTGGAAAATACTCCAGGGAAAACAGATACAGTACCAGGGCTGCCATTAAAATAAATTATTGCTTCCGAATCTCTATTAACTACAACACTAGTTTCATCAGCGGTAATATTATTAAAAATAAGACTGGATTGAGGTACAGTTACTGAAGCATATCCTACTGGCGTTTTTGTGACTATTATTTTAGCTTGTGTAAATGGACTGATGCCTTCAACTGTTGGCATTGAATCAATAAAACGCCATGTATCAACAAGATTAGCAGCATAAGTACTAGACAATCCTACTGAAATAAATACCGTGCCAGGAGCGCCATCAAAATAAGCTATTGATGTAGAATTTTGGTTAACTATAACTCCATTGTACCCAGGAGAAGTAGGGACAAAAGCTGTAAATGTGTTAAATAAACCTACTGAAATAGGCAATGTACCTGGAATGCCGTTAAAATAAATTGTTGCAGTATCGTTACCAGATAATAGAGTATTTCTAACGTCATTTAATGAAGGCACTGATACTGGAAAAGGATTGGATGATAATCCAATAGAGATAGGCAAAGTACGTGGATTACCATTAAAATAAATTATTGCTTCTGAGTTTCTATTGACTACAACGCTAGATTCAATTGCACTAATATTATTAAAAACAAGACTAGACTGAAGTATTGTTACAAAATTGTATCCTACTGGCGTTTCTGTAACTGTTATCTTAGCTTGTGTAAACGGACTAATTGATTCAACTGTTGGCATTGAATCAATAAAACGCCATGTATCAATAAAATTGGTAACATAAGAAAACAATGACCCAACAGCAACAGATACTTGATTGGGAGCGCCATCAAAATAAACTATTGATGCAGAATTTTGGTTAATTATAACTCCATTGTACCCAGGAGAAGTAGGGACAAAAGCTGTAAATGTATTGAACAATCCAACAGAAATTAATGAAGTATCTGGGCTACCAGCATAATAAACTGTTGCAGTATCACCACCAGATAAAAAAATGTTTTTAATGCTAGACACATCTGTACTTGGCTGAATACCTGCAAAAGTAAAAGCTGAATCAGGTATAGCTATTGAAGAAGTATCAAAAGGTATTTTTCTTGTCTTTAAGATAACTTGTGTAAATGGACTACTACCTTGAATTGTTGGCATTGAATCAATAAATCGCCAAGTATCAATAAAATTATTTGTACCAACAAAACTAACATACAACTCAGGAGGTACACTTTTACTTGTGCTAATTCCATCAAAAGTAAGTACTGAATCCGGAATTTGCACAAATGGAGCGTTAGATGGCAATCTACTAACTTTTATGCTTGCCTGGGTAAATGGGCTAGTTCCATTGTCAATATCTGAGATAAAGTCTATATAACGCCAAGTATTAATATTGCTTGTATTAATTGAATCTATATAAACATCAACGCCTTCGTCAACCCAAGATAATCGTGCTTCAGTATTAACGTTTGCAGTTGGCTGAACATTTCCAAAAGTAAATGCTGAATCAGGTATTGTTATTGATGAAAAATCAAAAGGTATCTTTCTTGTTTTTACAACAACTTTGGTATATAGAATATTTCCGTTGTTATTTGTATCAACAGAGCTAACATACAACTCAGGAGGCACGCTTTTACTTGTACTAATTCCATCAAAAATAAGTACCGAATCCGGAATTTGTACAAATGGAGTGTTGGATGGGATGTTAGCACCTAAACTCACTTGAGTAAATGGGCTAACTCCATTATCAATATTTGAGATAAAATCTATGTAACGCCAAGTATTAATATTGTTATTCGTATTAATTGAATCTATATAAACCTCAACGTTTTCATCAACTGAGACAAGTTTTGCTTTGACATTTACATTTGTAGCTGGTTGAACATTTCCAAAAGTAAATGTTGAGTCAGGTATTGTTGCTGATGAGAAATCAAAAGGTATTTTTCTTGTTTTTACAACAACTTCAGTAAATAAACTATTGTTATTATTTGTATCAATAGAGCTAATATACAGTTCAGAAGATACACTTTTACTTGTGCTAATTCCATTAAAAATAAGTACTGAATCTGGAATTTGTACAAATGGAGCGTTAGATGGTAATCTATTAACTCCTAAATTTACTTGAGTAAATGGACTAATTCCATTATCAATATTTGAGATAAAATCTATGTAACGCCAAGTATCGATATTATTATTTGTGTTAATTGAATGTATGTAAACATCAACGCCTTCGTCAACCCAAGTAATTTGCGGTCTAATACTGACTTCTGTGGCTAATGGAACATTATTAAAAACAAAAGTTGAATCAGGTACTGTTATTGAGCTGTAATCAAAAGGTAGCTTTCTCATCTCTATAACAGCTTGAGTAAATAAGCTATTACCATCATTAATTGTATCAAGAAAGCTAATAAATATTTCAGGAGATACCGTTAAACTTACATTAATATTTTCAAAAACAAGACTTGAATATGGAGCTACTACTGATTGTGTGTTGCGGGCTAAATTACTAACTCTTAACTTTGATTGAGTAAATGGACTTTCTCCCTGTATAGTTGGCATAAAATCTATATAACGCCAGCTATCAACAAAATTAGTAGAATCTACCGACGCTATATGAACTCGAACAAACGTATTAAATAAATTTATTGGAGTTTTTATAACATCAGTATTTGCAATTGTTAAAACAGTATTACCAAAAGCAAGTTTTGATTCTTTTACCATTACAGAAGGAGAATCAGCAGGTAAATTAGTAGTTTTTATTTTTGCCTGAGTAAAAGGACTGTTCCCTTGAATTTTTGGCATTAAATCTATAAAATACCAGCTATCAATATTATTGGTAGTGTCAACTGAAGTTAATTCTAGTTTAATGGGAGCCAAGACAGTACCGGTTACTCCACTAGATAATGGTTTTAATAACGGCTCTACTTTGACGTTAGTATTTACATTACTGGCAATTGTAACATCTTGTGCGATTACTACTTGATTTTTATAGCCAGATTCGTCAAAACTAATTCCAAGCCCAGCTCTTAAATACGTTCCACTAGTTGAACTAGTTCTTAATACAATGTCTTTATCGTAAATAGCTGCGTTGCTCTGAACTGTTAAAATATCTTTAGCCACAAATCTATTAGACGCTCCAGACGCACTAGTCCCTAAAAGCATCAAATCAAGTGTGTAATTTTGTAAAATAACAGATGCTGTGGCTAATGGCATAAGACTTTTAATCCTTTTCTTACTTTATACTTGCCAGATATATCCAACTTTAGCTTTATTAAATTATAGGGGAATCCCAATTAAAATTTTTACCAAGAAAAGTTAAAGTAAATGAATATTTCTTAACTTCATTTTGATTAGTAGGTAAATTTAAATTGTTTATTACAGCAACTCCTTCTATTCTTTCTCCATCAGGAAAAGTAGCTATTGCATACACTTCTTTCCCATTAGACATAGATTTTAGTCCAGCAGCTGGTTTAACTATTTTTTCAAGTGCCTCATCCCCAGACAATGAAATGCCAGAAATTGAATACGAGCGAGAATATCTTACTGTGTTAGAATCTGTCCCAAGTCCAGATTGAAACGTTGTAATATCTATTTGAGTATCTTGATTACTTAAATCCATTGTTTGAATACCGCACAATGGAATAGAACCAGTTAAATAACTTGCTTGTGAACCAGCAGAAATATTTAGTGTATTTGGGCTACCATTAAAATAAATAACTGAGCTGGATGTTGAATTTAAAAAAACAACATCAGGATTAATTGGAGTTAAAGAACCAAAATCAAGATTAGCATTTTGAGGTATCATTATAGGAGAAGAGCCAGCCACGGGATTAACAATACTTATCACTGCTCTAGTAAATGGGCTTAACCCTTCAATTGTTGTCATTGAATCTACAAATCGCCAAGTGTCAATATTATTAGTTGTGTCAACTGAATTAAGAATCATTCTAACAGGAGCTAAAACAGTCCCAGTTACTCCACTAGACAATGGTTTTAACAATGGCTCTACTTTTACTGATGTAACAGAACCACTAGATCCAGTTACAGTAATGTCTTCTGCTACTACTACTTGATTTCTGTAATTAACACCACTAAAACTAATTCCTGTTCCAGCTCTTAAATAAGTTCCAGTACTTGAGTTACTTTTTAAAATAATACTTTTGTCATAAACCGCAGCATTATTCTGGACTGTTAAAATATCTTTGGCTACAAATCTGTTTGAAGCGCCAAAAACATTAAGCCCTAAAAGCATTAAATCAAGTGTATAACTTTGTAAAACAACAGATGCTGTGGCTAATGGCATGAGCTTCTTTTAATCCTTTATTAACTTATAATTGCCATTTTATTAGAAAGACTGAAAAACTATTGGATCCTTAATAAGTATTCTTGCTTGTTCAATTGTATCTAAACTATAAGGCATATGGACTACTTGTATAACTGAAAAACTTTTTTCTATCTTAATTATTGCTTTAGATAAATTTAAATCTTTTTTGTAGTTTTTTAAATATATCTCCCATTCTTGAATTTTGTATTTTTGCCCAGCACTAGACGACTTTGCATACCCAAGAGGCACTTGCCTAATCAAGCATTCTAATCCATTACTAACAGAAGGAGGTGGATTACTAGATCCATAAGCCCAAATAGATAGCGCGCCATTACTATACGTGCCTAACTCTGGAGTTAACAACGCGCGTAATTTAGTGTTTAGTTCTACTAAGTTCATTCGTGAGTAATTGAGTAAGAATTGTATAACTCTTTTGTATCAACAATATTTCGAGGAGAAGTAACTATATCACCACTTTTTCTTTTAGTCTCACCCGGCCAAGGATAAATTGATTCTTTTATTTTATCTTGGCATAATTGCCCAAAATCTTTAGTAATACTGTAAAATGCTTGCTTATAATCAGCAGAATTTAAAGCGTTTGTAGCATAATTGTTAAATTCATTTTGAAAATGTCTTCTAGCTTCATCTACCCATGGACGAGGCGGATAATTAGCCCCAGTACCTTCATGAACAATGCTTGCATAATCTACTGACCACGTTAAAATAGATTTAGCATTAGCTGGTATTTGAATATTGTTCCAATTAATTTTCATCTTTTCAAGATATACTATAATTACAACTATAGTTTAACATTGATTTAAATATTATGTCACAAGGAACTCAAGGATTAGACATTCAAAACGTATCTGGCGCTAATTACAGGCAGTATGTTAATGAAGCATTAAAGCAAGTTGCTACTATGTCTTCTGGAGCTACAGCGCCAAGTAATCCACAACAACAACAGTTGTGGTTTGACACAAATAACAGTAGAATAAAAATATATTTGGGAACGACTTGGACTCCTTATTTGCTTTCAGCAGGAACTAACGCAGCGTTAGGGATAAATGCGTTTCAAGCTAACACCAGTGGAACAAATAACACTGCGGTAGGACGAAGTGCGCTTGAAAATAACACCACTGCAAGCGCTAACGTAGCGATAGGAACGTATGCGCTTGTAAATAGCACCACTGGAAGCGGTAACGTAGCGATAGGAATCGCTACTGGGGAAAATATTGGTAATGGAAGCGATAACGTAGCGATAGGAACGTATGCGCTTAATGCTGTCACCACTGGAACCAACAACACAGCGATAGGGGCATATGCTGGCAGAGCCGGTTTTGGCGTAGCTCCAACCACTCAAAGCAACCATTTTATACTTGGAAACAGTAGTATCACAGATTTGATATGTGCTGATACTTCAATATCTGGGCATTCAGATGCCCGTGACAAAAAAGACATTGAAGCATTAAATTTTAGTGGGCTAGCCTATATAAACGCGCTTATTCCCAGAAAGTTTACTTGGAATATGCGTAAATGCATTGGGAGCAAAAAAGATATTACGGAAATAGGGTTTATAGCGCAAGAAGTTGAGTCTGTTCAATCAAGTGTATACGCTGTGCCAAGCGTTGTGTCAACTTACGACATTGATTACACAGACCCAGAAACTAATGAGCATTTTGTGACAGACCAAAAACTGGTTGCGCCATCTAGATTTATACCAATTTTGGTCAAAGCTATACAAGAGCTAACTGTGCGTGTAGAACTCCTAGAAACTGCTTTGCAAACACAATAATTAAACTAACAAATAAGCACTTTTACTGCGGCGATTGATTTAAATTGCTAATATAAAAGTGCAACTTTTTTGTTATTGATATGTATGACAACCAACAGCTGTTAATAAAATATTTTAAAGACAAAAACATAACTACTAGAAATAAATTAGTAGAGCAAAACATGGGATTAGTGTATTCTGTCGCTAGCAAAATGCAAAAAACATGTTCTACTCCTTTAGACGATTTAATTCAGATTGGCAGTATGGGATTAATTCAAGCCATAGAAAGATATAATCCAAATAAATCAGAAAAGTTGTCTAGTTTTGCGCTACCGTTTATTAACGGATCTATTTTGATGTACTTGCGAGATAAAGATAAAATAATAAAAATTCCTAGGGCAATACAAGAAACGCATCAGACAATTAAACGTTATGCACGTAAGAACAACATGTCATATGAATGTGCAGTAAAACTTTTAAATATAACTCCAGAGAAAGTTGAAGAAATTAGTAAAGCATACCAAAAAACTTGTTTAGATTTACCAGAAATTAGTTATTACGATAATTCTTCTATACAGGAATTAGAGATTATTTTAGAAAAAATTCCTGATATACATGCTCAAATAATTAGGTTAATACATATACATGATTTTAAAATACAAGAAATAAAAAACATGTATGGATTATCTGTATATCAGATTAAGCAGATAGAAAAACAAGGTATAGAATTACTTAAAAATATTGTAAACAACATTTTGTTTTGTCCTCTTTGTTTGAGTAAAAATATTGTTAAAAACGGGAAAAGAAAACAAAAACAACAATATTTATGTAAAAACTGTAAATATCAATTTGTGGAAAACCCTGGCGCACTAGGAAGACCTGGCTATAGCACAGAATTGAAAATTGCTGTAATCAATGCTTTGAATCAAGGAAAATCATTTGCTTGGTGTAAAACCTATTTACATATTTCTAAAACTACTGCCTATAACTGGTTGAGGCAATACAAAGTTATAGGCAATAAACTAATTAAGCTATAAATTCAAATACCAATTTAAGTACCATTGAGCTTTTTGGAGATCTTCTAATCCGTTTTTATGGTCACTTCGCCAAGTGTACTTTATGATATTCCCTTTTATAAAGCCTTTTAGCTCTTCAGAGGATAATGCTGCTTTAATTGCGTCAATGCACTCAATATCTGCTTGCTGATAATGTTTTGGGTGTTCAATATTACTCATAAAACAATAGCTTCCGAGGGGAAGCTAAAAACTACTACTACTATATTTTATCTAGGTCTTTCAGGATAATCTACATCTTTCATTTTCTTGCCCTCAGAATTTTTTCTAGAATAACTTATTATTTTTGTAATGTCAAGTGATATCTGAAATATTTATTTTAAACAGCTGTGGGTAGAGTTATAGTCCCTCTTATTAGCGTACCTCGCCTAGACGTATATGCATTAATTCTATTTTGAGTTATAGCAGTAAATTTCCAGACACCTGTAAAAATAGTGCCATCGTTGTTAGTGAGTTTAGCTGTGCCAATAGATTGAACTCCAACTGTAGTAGGCATTAATTTTGGATTATCTAATCTACCTTGAACTTGAATTACGCTTGTGCCGTAGCTGCCAGGAGATTGCAATATTCTTGGGTCTTTATATTCTGTAGCAGATGCCAGCAATATCAAAGGCACTGAAGATTGAATGTAATTTCCAGTTTCTGGATCTATGGTAAATGCTCCACTGCCAATATTAAAAGTTAGTTCCAAGTTAACAGTACTAAAATATTTGTCAGGTAAATGCTGCAATGCCCCACCAACAATTTGTTCAATATTCATGATGTATACTCGCTTGGACGATATTTACGAAATATTGATAACAACTCATTTATTGGACTACCATTAGTTTTGTTACCACTAATACCAAGATAGTCTGATTGAGACGCGTATTCTATAACATATTTTTCATCAGATACATCTACTGATTTGACTCCTTGCGATTGAGGAGAATTCCGCAAAGCAACAATAGCAGCTAAACTACGCTTTAAATTAACTACAGACTCTGATGTAGCGGCAAAATTAATACCACTAGAATAAGTTATTTTAAGCTGCTTCTTTACCCTTGGTACAGTTGGATTGCGACTATATCTTCTGAAGCCAGTGTGATAATAATATTCGTGTTGTAATACCCTACTAAGTGCTAGTAGACTAATCTCGTTATTATCATAATCAATCTTATAATCTTTGTCTAAAATAAGTGGCTCCCATTCCTGAATAGAGTAAACTCCAAATCTTGGAGGTGTATCACTTCCTCTTAATTCAACAATAGGAGTTGGATTTGATAGCATTGGACGAATTGGGACAATAACTCTACCTGTGTTTGGAATTGTCAATATTTTTTTATATTGAGCTATTTCCAATGGGCGATTTGCTCCATTAACGCCCTCAACTAGTGATTGTGCTAAAGCAATAGCAGTAGTTAATGGCTCTCCAGTCAAAGTAATGCCCGGAGCATACTGCAAGCATTCTTGATTAGAAAGCCACGGCATAACTACACTCCAAAATACTGTAAATAAACGTTAAATCTACCTGCTGTTAAATCAGCTGCTGCGATAACAACATTAAGCACAGATGTTTTAGTTGCATTTGTACTAGATAATTTAACAGCAGTTGTGTTAACAGCTAAAGCATGCACTGAAGTAAGAGCATCATAATTAGAGGGAGCGGCAAGAAGAGATTGGGTGGAACTACCTATAAAACTTAATGTTACAGTTGCGGAACCTCCACTAGCAAGAGGAGTAACAACATCAATAAAGCCACGGTGAATAATTGCTCCTGATGGTAAAGCTAATTCCAATGAAATGTTTCCTATTTTACCACCTAAGTCAGCAACATCGTAAACGACTTTAGCAATTCCACCAACAGAGTCAGACTGAACTCTGGCTGGTATTGTATTCAATTTAGGCATTACAATCTATCCTCCACAAATCTAGGGCATTCTATTAAATACTCTGGACAAAATATTTGACCAACTAAGTTGGTTCTAAATTGTCCACACAACAAACATTTTGATTGAGTGTCAAAGCCAGGATGCTGCAAAGCTGGGGTTGGGGTAGGAGCCGCAGATGTTTTTTTCTTTGGCTCTTTTACCTCTTTGACTATTTCATTGTTTTCATCTTGTTCTGTCATAGGAAATATCAATATTAAATCGCATTTTTCAGCGTGTTAACTTTAATAACTCTAAGTTGTTGTGGAACAGCACTATTATCTCCAGCTCCATCAACATCCATTTGAACGAATGATTCTTCAGAGCGCCAGATAGCTCTAGTAGCGCGTCCAAAATCAGTGTCGTCATCAAACCGAACTTCCATTTCAGTTCCAATACCACGTCCAATAGTGTCTGAACCAAAAGCGAAGCTAGTATGAGTAACTTTACTATCTTCTGTTTGAACGCCAGGAGAACCACTTGCACCAACGCCATAAGCATTAGTTTCGAAAATCATGAAGTTCTCAAAGTCTCCACAATATCCACTTAACTTATCTGTCTCTCCAGGCGCAATTAAAACAGGATTCAAGAATTCTGTTAAAGTTTGTAATTCACCGGGAGTAGCTGCGTGCCACAAGCTGTCGTAGCTAATCTTTAATTGAGTTAAAGCTGTGCTGTTAACTACCAAACCGTATTTATTTCCAGCAAATGGAGGAATCTGAATCTCCTTCATGTATCCATATAAAGAAGCTAGAAAACGACGTGTTAAAGTACCATCGTCTCCGGATGTGACAGAAGTGGCACTTGTGGCAACAGCGTTCTTATCGTTGTAAACAACACGAGTTGTGCCAGTCCATAAACTTCTGATTTTCAGATCTTCCCAAGCGTAGTAATCTCGCATTAAATTTCTATTCAAGATTGACAACAGTTCAATCATTGAATAAGCGGTAACAAAGCTAACTAAAGTAACGGGAGGATATTGAGAATTGCGACCTAGACCCCATTCTTGCAGTTCGGCTGTTACAACTCCAGTAGACAAATTTTGGTTGCCAGAATCAATTCGAGTATATGCACCAGCACTTGAAAGTAATCTGTCTTCAGGAGTGCCAGGAGCCGGCTGGTAAGCAGCTCTAGGAATTTTAATCGTATCTCCCAATCCTTTCCCAAAATCAATTACAGTATTAGCAAATTGCCAGAACACAAATCCTTGGCGGTTGTTAGTACGCATAATTGAAGATAGTACTTGGAGAAACCCACCAACAATATCGGTACCAATAGTTGCAGAATCTTTACTAACTAAAGACGAACCACGAAGCATTCCATTAGCTTTGCCCCAAGATTCTAAATCTTTAATTACTTGAGATTTGTTCTCTTTAACAAATTGGTTTAACTCCCGGTTGTCTTGAGATCTGTACTGAGAGCCATTAGCACGTACTTTAACTACTTTATTGGAGTTTTCGTAAATATTAAACCAGTCTTTTAATGCGCCTTGCGGGCTGTCGGACTTAGAGCTAAGCACTCTATTTACGCTAGGAGTTGGCATTGTAATTGGAGTTTTGCTTATTTTACCAAGTTCGTCTAAAATTGTTTCTGCTTTTTTAGCAGATTGCAACTGAGATTCTAACTCAGCTTTCTCAAGACGTTCTTTATTTAAAGCAGACTCTAATTCAATTCTTGACTGAGTCTCTTTCATTAAAGATTGCTGTAAATGAGAAACTTGACTTTCGATTAGCTGTTTTACCTGTTCCAAAGAAACATTGGGAGCAGTAGTCGTATCCACAGATTCAGTGGACACAACAGGTGTAGGCTCTACTACTTCTTGTGTTTCATCTGGACTGTCAACACTATCTTGAACTTTTAAAGAACTGTTAATAACAAAGCCTTTGGGTTGCTTTAAATTCACCCTACTGCGTTTTTGCTCATTGAATGAATCTATGACTTGTTCTGATAGCAGTTCTCTTATAACTTTTCTTGGCATACAATTTTGGCTAGATTATACTTATTACTTTAAAATAAAAATGCCAACTAAAATGGCAATAATCTGAATAGATGTATCTAATACGGTACAAAATATGAAACCATCAAAACAAGGTAGTTACTTACGAGAAGTTCGAATAGAAAAAGGATTCAGTCACCAAAGATTAGCTATTTGTGCAAATCTTAGTAGAATGACAGTTATTCGTGCTGAGCAAAGAGGAATTAAGACAGTTCCATTATTAATTAAGTTGGCTCGCGCATTGGAAATAAACCCTGTCACTTTGCTAAATTTAGATGAAAGCGTAGTTAATCCAAAAAACCCATGGCTGAAATAATTAAAACTCCTATAGAAGAAATACTAAGCTACTGTTCAATAACATTTATAGAATCAAATAATAGTAGCAACACAGATAATAATAGCAACACAAATAATTTAGACATGTTTGTAAGCTGTCAAGATGAGACTTGGCTATTGTTAGCCGAATATTATACGGAATTTATATCTTTTTTAAGATCTAAGAAAATGGACACTCGTACATTTAAATCTGAGCGAATTAAGACAGTAATTCTAGTTTCTAGTGAAACACCATCTAGAATAGTAATGTTTCAAATTAAAAAGATAAAAGTCAATATCAAAGAAACTTTTGTAAGAATAAACGCTTTAATGTTATTTTTTTTTCGGAACAAAATACAACTTATTTTTGATTGGTTTAAATCATTTTTTGTCTACAACATAATTGATTAATTATTTCCCAAGTTTTATACTTTTAGCATCTTCTAAGCAGAAATTAAGAACTTCCGCATACTCTGGAGATGCATCTATTATTAACTTTTGGTAAACTTGTTTAATTTCTTTCCAACAACTGCTAGATGGTATTCCCAGTGCATCATACCAAGTAATAACATTTTCAAAATTGTAATATCCAGGTCCAAATTCTCTGCGGAATTGTTCTCCCAACCAACCCAATGTCGCTTTAGGATTAGCTTTTTTTAGCACTTTAAGAAGTCTAGCTTGATCTGCTTTTCTAACAAGCGGATGACATGATTTACCGCGTCTAAAAATTGCATCTTTATACCAATGTTGTTCTGGCGCAAATCCATATTGTTCTGTAAACAGCCAAGTTACTCTCGCAATATTCCTACCAGCTTTGTAAGCACGAAGTAGCTGTCCCCTTAAATATCCAATTTGTTTCTGCTGTTCTTTTGAAAAAATCTCACCAAACTCTGGTAAAACATCAGGAATTTCTTTATCTTCTTCTCCAATAAATTCAAAACCGCAATGAGGACATATTTGAGCAAAAATAGGTAACACAGCAGCACAGTTAGGACATTCTTTAACTGGCATTTCATGATTTTTCTTAAATACTGGACACAATGGCGTTTGATAGCCTTCTGTTGATAATCCAAATCTTTTAGTATTGTCACCAAAATCTAGTAAATAAGCATTTTCTTTACCAGGGAAAATTCGTAATGCTCTACCGCACATCTGAACCCACAATGCTTTAGATTTTGTTGGTCTAGCAATTATCGCAGCATCACAACTTGGTTCATCAAAACCTTCGCATAAAACAGAAACACTAACCAACATTTGTGTAATGCCGTGCTTAAATCTATTGTAAATAGCATTTCTTTCACTATTATCAGTTTCTGCTTTTATTACTTCAGAAATAATATTCAATTGATTAAATTTTTTCGCTAAGTCTTCAGCCTGTTTAACACTAGCACAAAAAGCTATAGTTTTTCTATTAGGGCATAAGTCCTTGAATTTATCAACAACAATAGCATTATACTCGCTATTACAAACTAACTCTAAGCTAACTGACGTAAAATCTCCATTAGCAGAATCCAGCTTCCTGTAATCTATTAACCCACCCCATCCAAAATGACGTGCAGACGCTAAATGTTTTTCTCTAATTAATTCGGCTGGATATGGAGCGCGCACAATAGCTTGGAAATACTGACAAAATCCTTCTTTGGCTTTAGTTCTCCATGGAGAAGCGGATAATCCAAGGAAAAAGCAATTAGAACAAGCTAATACGCCACCAGAGTAATGATTTACTATTCTAGAATACACTTCAAAATAAGCAAGTGTATGCGCCTCATCAACAATCACTAAACCAATATCTGATGGCAATTGCCTCCTGGCTATCGTTTGTACCATTGCTATTTGAATTGGACAATGATAGGCAGGAGAGTATTCTGGTGAAATCACTCCAATATCAAATTGGGAAATACTATATTTTTCTCTCAGTGTTTTGATCGTTTGCTCTATTAACCTTGTCCTGTGAACTAAAAAAAGAACTTTTCGCCCCTTATTCAATGCATCAGCTATAACTTGAGACGCGATAAACGTCTTTCCGCTACCAGTCGGAGCATAAACCAAAACTGATTTAATTCCTTTTTTATACAAAGAGTACACGTCTTTAATTACGTTTTGTTGATACTGTCTGAGCATAAACAATTACTTAGTTTCATCAATTATTTTTATATCAGAAATAAGGATAAGTGTCAATACATATCTTACAGATTGTTATTGACAACAAAACCAATATTAAGTAAAATGTAAAAGACAAAATACCGAAAAGTAAAATGACAAGACAAATTGCCAAAATTCGTAATAATTTAGATGAAGTTACGGTTAAGATTACCCCAGAAGAAATAAAATGTCGTTTAATTAATGACTCTGAGATTGATGATAACAGTTTTATTTGGGAAGTTTTTGACCACTGTCCCCTAGCTGCTTTACGAATAGTAAATGGTAAATATGATATAGCGGAGAAGATCTACAACTGTATTTTAAAGAAAAAACAAATACAAGAATCTGCTGTTAAATTTACTTGGGAATTATTTTCTTATAATTCAGCAGCTGCGTTAAAATACATAGAAACTTTTGAAGAAAGAGCGAAAAATGGATGTAGCGCTGCTTATGAATTGGAAGTAGAAATGCAAATAAAAATTGCTCAATCGTGGATTGGGAGACATAAATCTTAATAAATTACAAGCTATTGCGGTAAATCCGTAATAGCTATAAAAGGAGGCAACTATGTTTAATATACTTCAATGGTTATTTCAAGATATGCCAAAACCAGGCATGAACTACGATTACAGCCAACGATATAAAAAAGTAACTAAAAAAAAGTTGTCTGCTGCACACAGAAGAACTAACGGCAAATGCTGTTGTTGTGGCATAAACAAAAGTGAAGAAGTGCATCATAGCAGTTATAGAAAATCTGGGGATAAATATGGAATTAACTTCTTCCCAGTATGTAAGTACTGCCACAGAAACGTATGTCATTCCTCAGAGAATTGGATTATAAGCAAAACAGACCCAGTTTGGAAAAACAAAAATACTCCGGCGTTTGTTAAAACACTGCAAAGAAATTATCGAAAATTACATAAATAAATTATTGACAACTATATATTTGTGGTTTATTATAACTATTGAATAGGAGGGACTGTATATGAGATATGTAAGAGACCCAGGAAATTCTCGTGCGTGGGAATTGACCGAGTACGCATTAACTTGTAATGCGTGGGAGAATTTTGTATTTACACGCGACAAAACCTTTGATGAAGGTTTGTGGAACGACATTGTAGAAAATGTCGTAATCGAGATTCACCCGGACGGCGATTGTCAATCAAGAGGAATAAAGCCTTGGATGGATCTTAAATCCAAAGAACTCATGTTTCCTATAGAAGGAAAGATGAGTAGAGAAGAATTTTGGCAAAGACAAGCCAATGAGCAAACACTGTATTTGCTCTTGGATGAGTTTGTTGAGTGGCTAAATAGTAGTTACGAAGCATAAAGTAAAAAGTGCTGCCAATTGCCACAGACAGCACTTTGATTTGTTGTTTAAGGTGCTAAACTATTCTATCTTAAAATTTCAGCATTGGGTAAATTTCCGCAAACGACTAAAGATAGCTCAACACCCTCAAATATGCCATTCCAAATTGCATAATCAGCTATCTCGTCGTCTTCGTCGTATTCATATCCTCCTGGTATTTGGTGAGGACAGATGTATTTACCCATAGAATCTAATTCAAAAAAGCTAACTTCTCTCCCGTATTCAGCAGAGCAATTAGGACAAATAATATCTACTTGAGATAATACACCACCGGTAGAGCATTTATTAACGCGCATTGTCTTAATATTCATTATGTCTTCAGCTTTTGATGCATGAATAGCAGCTAGACAATAAACGCATTTATACCCTTTATTTTTTACAATAGACATGTTTTTAGTGTATCTGTCGCCGCTGTCAATTGCGTTGTCATAGCTTGGTTCAGACACTAAAAAAGCGTCTAATATAAAACCAATTGATTCCTCGGCTTCACTCCATTCGTGGTTGTATATTAAATTTTTACCAATCAATTCTTTAGGCATTTGTTGTAGAACGTCATCATGCCACACTTTATAGCTTCTACTAACTAAATTGTCTGAAGCACGCAGCGGAACAACATACCATTCGTCATACTCCCAATCTTCTTTAGTATAAAATTTGATTTTATCCAAATCTTCTGGTGTAGGAGAACCCATGTATAAAGTACGTTTAACTGGCTTTTGTAGCATAACTTCCATAGTTAATCCATCCTTGTTTTGAATTTAATAAATCTACAATTGGTTTAGTAACACTGTTAGAATAATCTTTGTGACATCTACAGCGCATTTTGCAAGCCGTGGCAACAGCAATTGGTGGAAAATATCCAATTATTTGCCAGCCATTCATTGAATAAGAAATGCAGTCAGGGCAAACGTTGTTGTATGCTCCAATTACCCATTTTTCCCATTTAAATCCAGCTTCTTTATGTGCTTCTGACCTTCCTCTTTCATAGAATTTATAGAAAGAATCTCCATATTTACTGGACCTGTCTAATATTTGAGCAGGAGATAAATTACCGCTATTAATTTCCTGAGAAAAACGTCGTAGGTAAGCATATTCATCAACTAAACTATTGCCTACTACTCCTTTATCCCTAGCTTTGAATTGATAGTTACCTCCTTTGCCTGCTAGGTAAGATTGAGTATTACCTTTTTTAATAATCTCCCGCATAGTTTGTTCCCATGTTGCTACAGTTATTTTTTTATCTAATAGCAATTGAGTAGTAGTTTTAATATCTCCTTTTAGCCTATTAATATTATTTTCTATTACTTCTTGTATGTCTGCTCTAGATACAAATCTACCAGCAAAAATACCAGAAGTATAGCGGAATCTTTGAGTTTTAGTGTCAAAGGAGAAATCTGCCATTGTTACTCCTCAGCCACAATTTCAGCTTCTAGTAAACCAGCATATTCAACATTGTTTTTGTCCCAATCTTTAATATAGTTATTAACATCATCATCAGTAATTAATGCTGTTTTAAGTAATTCATCTAATGGGATTAGATCTGATTTTTCAGGTACAAACTTAGTTTCTAGCATAGTATTTTTCTAGTTGTAAATCTTGTGGTGGAGGAGTAGAATCTTGATGAGTAAACTCACTCATAACTTGAGTGTATTCAGAATTTGGAGTTAATACCCATTTAGGCCACTTAACGTCAAAAGCTCGATTATTTAAGTAGAAATCATAGCCATATCTAAGAACCATTTTAACGCAAATTGCCCACCGCACTTGTTCTCCAATCAATGAACGTACTTCCCCAATTAATCTGCTGTATGTTAATGCTGGTTGTCCATGAATGTCCTTGGCTCCACTTGCTGTATCAGCTAAGCCGGGGAATATCCATGCTGGCACTCTTGGTGGAATGCATTGATATCGCAATTTTAACCAGTAATCGACTAATGGAGTTAACGCATCTCCGGATGTGCTAGCTGCTTTACGGACATCAGAACCAGACATTAAATACAAGTTTGTGATAATGCCAGATGCCGCCATGCTTTCATGACGTTGCATATAATCAATTCTGTCTTGTTCTGTTTTGTCTTCTGGTAAAATATGAAGCCAAGGAGTAATGCCCACATCTCGTGCTGCGGTTTCTAAAGCTACGGAACAATCTTTAAATTTGCGCCATGTTTCTATCGAAGGAAAACCAATAGAATTGCCATAAAGACCGCGAGATTTGTACTTAAAATGAAGTATTTTAACTGGATTAAACTCTAAGTCATCATCAGAAGACATTAACTTAGTTCGTTGTATATATTTGAGAGTTTCATTATTAGCAGTTTTCTCTACAAATATAGAAAAAGTTGGTAAATATTGACTAGCAGTAATATCCCAATCATCTTTACTTAACCCAGTTTTACCAATACCAAGTTCTACAAAACTATCTCCAAAAGCCAACGCTTCTACAGCAGCTCGTATTAAAAAATCACCACCTAAAATTAAATCCTTTCCGCAACGAGCAGTAGATAATTCTTTGGCTATTTCTAACACTTCTGGAGCAACAGAACTTCCATCTATTAATGTGTCAGAAACATACCAACTAGATACTTGTCCCTCGACTTCTTGAAAGCAATCTGATGCTATAGTGTCTATGGCATGACGATATTCATAACTCCAATAATACATCTCCAATAAATCATAAGAAATATTTAAATCACCATGTACTGGACGTATTGGAGTTTCTGGTAAATCATAATTAGCTTTAAACTGAATAGCTGGGTAAATAACAGATTGCCTATACCCTTCTAGATCTGAGGAACTAGAACGTCTAAAAAATTGCCATATTTTGTTAAAGATTTTCCCGTAATTTGGCATAAAAAATAAATTAACTTATACTTTATTTTAAATCTTAATATTTTTTAAAGCATAAATTGATAAACTTGTGATACTATTTTTTATGGTAGCCTCTCCTACCTAAGCCAGCTTCGCTTCAATAAGCTGGCAAATTATCTATCTAAACCTAGATTTTGCTCTAGACACAGTTCCTAGATCTGCTGCTAACGCTCCTCCGCGTCTTCTTAACGCTGTTTCCAGTCTAGCAAAAGCAATACTTAAACACATAATACAATCGTCATGCCCATACATTGCATTTCTAGTTTGAAGAGAAAAACTTTTAAATTCTGTTAACCCTGCCCAATTAACTGGAAATATAATCTCTCTTTTTTCTAATGCTAATGCCAATCGGTCTGTGTTAACAACTTTAGAAGTGTTAGTAGTGGCTACTGTATCAATTGCTAAACCAGGACGTTGTTTAACAATTTCAGCTGCAATAATAGCACCACCAGAGTTGTGTTCTATTACAGTTAAAACAGGATTGTAAGCATCTGATAATTGTAATGTTTTGTCTATACAGAACAAAGATTGTCTATCGTTTT